CCGACCGGTGCCAGACGCGCCAGCCGAAAACCCAAAACAAAAAAGCGATTTAGAAATTTTTCCCCAAATTGAGTGGGATGAAGATTTTCTTAAATTGGACAACAATATGTTCCTTATTGATTTATAAGAAATATTTTGGTATAATAAAAATAAAAGGTATTAGTATGGAAAAAGTACATTTTAGTGATAATAAGCATTTAAAGGGTTATATGTTTGATAGTCTGGTATTCCGTTTTAAGGAATACCAGGCAAAAGCCTTTGAACACGACAAAATTGAATTGATGAAGTGTAAAGGGTTCTCTGAACCAAAAGCACATGAGGCTGTCATACGTAGGCATGAACGAGATATGATGCGTTTTATTCAGATTTTAGATGAAGCAATAGGAGAGCATGATTGATAAGTTGCTTGTGCAACTTTGGTTAGGTAAGTTCGTTGTGTAAAACTCCGGACAAAGCTGACGAATTTACTTGTCTTATTTTTGAAATATAATGAAAGAAATATTTCAAAAAAGGAGAAAATATATGATAAATAAATGTGTTATGTGTGGAAATGAATTTGAGGCAATCCGTTCTACTAAAAAATACTGTAGTATAGAATGTCAAAACGCTTCGCGCAGAGAAAAATACGCCAATAAAGAAAAGAATCAAAAAGATACTTCTTATAAAGGAAAACCAAAAATTTGTCCCATTTGTGGAAAAGAATTTTATCCTTTAACTTCTACGGCTCATCAAAGAACCTGTTGTTATAACTGTATGCCAAATGGAGTTCAATTAACGAGAGGAATGTTTTTAGCTAAAATAAAAGAATCTCGTGGTGGAAAATGTATAAGATGTGGATATGATAGATGTATAAAAGCATTAGAATTTCATCACATTGACCCCTCTAAAAAAGATTTTACAATTAGCAATGACCATTTTCACTTATTAGAAGCAGTAGAAGAAAGTAAAAAATGTATTTTAATTTGTTCTAATTGTCATAAAGAACTACATGATAATCTATGGAATATTGAAGATTTGAATATTGAAGAAAGAGAGGAAGTAGAACTGTGATTCTTACAAGAAAGCAAGAAGAAGGTTTGAAAATTGCCGTAGCCAGACACAGAGCACATGAAAAGTACACTGTGATTGCTGGCTACGCCTAAAGGCAGGTACAGGAAAGAGCACTCTGGTAAAATTTATCATTGAAGCATTAGATGTAGAACATAATAAAGTTTGCTTTGCTACTTTTACAGGCAAGGCCGCCCAGGTTCTAGCTAAGAAGGGCAATAAGAACGCAATGACTCTACATCGTCTGCTTTATGATAGCGTGCCTCGTCCAGGCGGTGGATTTACTAGAATCCCAAAGAAATCTTTGGAATATACAGTCGTTGTGGTTGATGAGGTGTCCATGGCGCCCAAGAGTATTATGGATAAATTATTCTCCCATAATGTATATGTAATTTGTCTTGGCGACCCGTTCCAGTTGCCACCCATTGAGAAAGACGAGGATAATCATTTGCTTGACCATCCTCATATCTTCCTTGATGAAATTATGAGACAGGCTACTGAATCTGGTATTATCCGTTTGACTATGGATATTCGAGACCAGAAGCCTTTGGAATATATAAAGAATGACCAAGTTCAAATTTATCCAGCCAGCGCGCTCAATACCGGAATGCTTGATTGGGCAGACCAGGTTCTTGTTGCGACTAATCTACAACGGCACAGTATGAATGATTTCATGCGTCAGCAACGAGGTTTTGGACCTGAGCCAGAAGAAGGAGATAAAGTTATTTGTCTGCGGAATTACTGGGACTGGGGTAATTTGACTAACGGCGACCCATTGGTAAATGGCACTATTGGAACATTACATGATCCCAAGTATAGTCATATCAATGTCCCGTTTTACGCTTATGAGAAGGGTAAGATCAATATCCTTACTGGTGTATTTGAATCTGACTTAGGTGAGAATTATGGTCATATCAATATGGACCCTCGCATTATGAAGGGCGGCGAAAGCGAGCTTGAATGGCGTGATAAGTATAAGCTGAATAAGCTAAAAAATCGTATTGGCGATGTTGTGCCAAAGGAATTTACTTATGGATATGCCATTACCTGTCATAAAGCGCAGGGTTCTGAATGGGATAACGTCTTGGTTCTGGAAGAAAAGTTCCCCTTCCAGCCCGTTGATCATGCTCGTTGGTTATACACTGCGGCCACTCGTGCGGCAGAGAAATTGGTGATTGTCACCAAAGATTGACTTACATAAAAAAAATTGATATAATATAGTATAATAAGTAAAAAGAAAGAGGATAATAGAATGACAACTTACTTCAATATTCACAATCATACTATGTATTCTAATATCCGCTTGCTCGATTGTATCAATAGACCAAAAGACCTCATTGACAAAGCGATTGAGTTGGGTCTTTCTGGCATTGCGATTACTGACCATGAATGTATTAGTGGTCATATGGAAGTAAATCAATATGCGAAGGAAGTTAAAAAGAACCATCCCGACTTCAAAATCGCTTTAGGCAATGAGGTTTATTTAGTAGATAAACGAGAAAGTGGTATAAAATATTATCACTTTATTTTAGTTGCGAAGGATGCCATCGGACATAAGGCACTTCGTGAATTGAGTTCTATTGCATGGTATTACGCTTATACTGATAGAGGTATGAAGCGTGTGCCAATCACGAAAGAAGAAATGACTAAAATCATTAGCAAATATCGTGGCCATGTAATTGCGACCTCTGCTTGTCTTGGTGGTGAATTATCTACCGCCGCCTGGAATATGTCGCAGGCTGAACGAGTAAATGATATGGTAAACGCAAAGGTTTATTATGACCAGATTTGCGATTTTATTGATTATTGTCGAGGCTTGTTTGGTGATGATTTTTATATTGAGTGCGCTCCCTCAAGCGCAAGTCAACAATGTGAGGTCAACCGCAAACTAATGAGAATTGCGAAAGCATATGGTATCAATATGGTTGTTGGTACTGACTCTCATTATTTGACAAAAGAAGATAGATTTGTCCATAAATCTTATTTGAACTCAAAAGATGGTGAACGAGAAGTTGATGACTTCTATGAGTTCGCATATTTAATGAGTCCAGAAGAGTGTCGAACATTATTGTCAAAGTCATTTAGTGATGTTGATATTGATGATATTTTTGCGGCGACCTTAGAAGCTCAGAGTAAAATTGAAGATTACTCTTTGGAGCGTAAGCAGATTATTCCTAAAGTTCAAGTTCCATTTTATGATAATCTTTGGGATTTATTGCCAGAAGATATTCAATGGGATTCTTATCAGTGGCCCACTTTAGATCGCATTATTTGTGCGGGTAATGATCAAGAGAGATATTGGTTGGGTGAATGCTTGAAGAGTATGCACGAAAAAGGCTTCATTGATAAGAGAGAATATTGGGATAGACTTGAAACGGAGGCAGACGTAATTGACGACATTGGAAGAAAGCTTGAAGATTGTCTCTTCGCTTATTTCAACACATTCAAACACTATATTGACCTCTTCTGGGAGTGCGGCAGTATCGTTGGTCCAGGACGAGGTTCAGCGACTGGATTCCTCTCTAACTATCTCTTGGGTATCACCCAACTTGATCCAGTACGATGGAAGTTACCATATTGGCGCTTTCTTAACAAAGAAAGAGCTGAGTTGCCCGATATTGATATTGACCTCGCTCCCTCAAAGCGACCAGAAATCTTTCGAAGAATTCGGAAAGAAAGAGGTGAACTTGGACTTATCCAAGTTGGAACCTTCGGCACAGAAGGAACTAAATCAGCCATCCTTACCGCCTGCCGAGGATACCGAAGTGAAGATTTTCCTGATGGAATTGATGTCGACCAAGCCCAATATATGTCATCTCTAATCCCACAGGAACGTGGTTTTTTGTGGTCTATTGATGATGTTGTTAATGGTAATGAAAGTAAAGACAGAAAGCCTGTTGTTGCTTTCATTCGAGAAGTAAATCAGTATCCTGGTTTGCTAAATATTATCAAGTCCATTGATGGACTTGTAAATAAATGTTCTTCTCACGCATCTGGTGTTATCTTATATGGTGATGATCCATTTGATACAGCAGCTTTTATGAGAACTCCTAGTGGTGACTTGATTACCTGTTATGACCTACATAAAGCTGAGGCCGCAGGTGATACTAAGTACGACTTCCTGGTTACTGAAATTTCTGATAAGATTATTAAATGTTTTGAACTTTTGGTAGCAGATAAAGTAATTCCAGATTTGAGTTTGCGTGAATTATATAATAAATATATCCATCCAGAAGTAATGGATACAACTGACCAGCGCATTTGGGATCACCTTGCGGCCGGTGATGTTCTGGACGTGTTTCAGTTCAGCACAGGTGTCGGTCTAGCCATTGCGAAAAAGTTGAAGCCTCAAAATCCTATGGAGATGACTGCGGCAAACGCCATGATGAGACTGATGAGCGAAAAAGGCAAAGAGTCTCAGCAGGACAGATACGTCCGTATTCAACGGAAAGGTTTGACTGAGTTTCATCGAGAAATGGTTCAAGCAGGACTTGATTCTAATATGATTGCGTTGATGCATAAGCATTGTGATCAATATTGGGGTTGTTGTGCAATCCAGGAGCAAATGATGGAACTGTTGATGGATGTCGCTGGCTTCACATTAGGTGAAGCAAATACCGCAAGAAAGATTGTCGGTAAAAAGCAAATGAGTAAGATTCCGCAGTTGCGCGAGGATGTATATAGTAGATTTGACCATGTCAATTCTGCGAATTACTTCTGGGAAAATGCGGTTGCCCCTCAGTTAGGATACGCATTTAGCTTGAATCACTCATTACCTTATTCATTCGTTGGTATGCAATCTATTTATCTTGCCATGAATTTCAATCCCATCTACTGGAATACAGCTTGTCTGATTGTCAATAGTGGTTCTTTGGAAGATAATAGTGAAGAAGAGATTGTTGATATTTATGAGCCAGAAGGACAAGACCTAAGCGAAGGCGTGACTTTCCAGGATCTGCCCGATCGGTCTGGTAAGATTCGTAAGACCGCAAGCACTGACTATGGTAAGATTGCTAAGGCAATTGGAGATATTCGTGCGGCTGGCATCAAGGTGAGTCTGGTTGATATCAATAAATCTCAATTTGGATTTGCTCCCGACGTGGAAAATAATCGTATTCTGTTTGGTTTGAAAGGTATGCTAAATGTCGGCGATGATGTTATCGCCGCAATCATCGCAAATAGACCATATGCTTCTCCCAAGGATTTCTTACAGAAAGTAAAGCCCGGTAAGCAAGCAATGATTTCTCTAATCAAGGGCGGTGCCTTTGATGATATGGAAGATCGTCGTTTCGTAATGGCATGGTATCTGTGGGAGACTTGTGATAAGAAGAGCCGTTTGACTTTACAGAATATGGGTGGTCTTATCAAGCATGGTTTATTACCTGAATCCACAGAAGAGCAAATTATGGCTCGTAGAGTTTATGAGTTCAATCGTTATCTAAAAGCAATTACAAAGGCTGATGAATGTGCTTACAAAGATATGTATAGTCTTGATCCACGAGCAATTTCATTCTTACATGAAATTGAATGTGAAGACTTGATGGAAAGCGATAATCTCGCTTGGTTTATCAAAGTCAAGACTTGGGATAATGTATATCAGAAGTATATGAACATTTTCAGAAATTGGATTGCTACTGATAAGGAAGAAATCCTTGAAGCATTGAATACAAAAATCTTCATGGAAGACTGGGAGAAATATGCCCAGGGCAGTATCTCCGCATGGGAGATGGAAGTATTGTGCTTCTATTATCATGAGCACGAATTGGCTCATGTAAATAATGACAAGTATGGCTTTGTTGATTTCTTTGCTTTGCCAGAAGACCCCGTAATTGAAAAGACTTTTAAAAAGGGTGACAAAGAAATCCATATCTTTCACTTGAATCGTATTTGCGGAACTTGTATCGCGAAGAATAAAACTAAGAGTACAGTTACTATTTTGACTAACACAGGTGTTGTAAATGTGAAATTTAGAAAAGAATATTTCACATTATTTGATAAGCAGATTTCTGCTCGTCAACCCGATGGAACTAAGAAGATCATGGAAAAGTCCTGGTTCAATCGAGGTAATATGATTGTGGTAACTGGTATTCGTTCTGGTGATGATTTCATTTCTAAGAAGTATGCTTCAACTGGTGGACACCAGTTATATAAAATTGATAAAATTTATCCTAATGGTGATTTGAAACTATTAGATGCTCGTTATCAAGGAGACGAATAAATGATCCAAAAAAGAAAAGTAAAAGCTATGTATGTTGTGCAGATTGTCTGTGAAGAGTGCGGTAAGCCCATGCGTTGCACTCATACACTCTGTACTTATCCTGCACAGCACTGCTATGAGTGTTTGAATTGCGGAACGACTACAACAAGCACTACTAAAAATGGCAGTATTGAATATGAGTTCGAGGATGAATAAAATGTATAAAATCGTTGCTTTGTTTGGCGAGGCAGGCTCCGGCAAGGACTTTATGTTGAATAAGGTCCTCGCTATGAGACCTGACTGGCATAAAATTATTAGCTGTACTACTCGTCCTATGAGACAGGGTGAACAGCATGGTGTGAATTATTTTTATCACACAATGGATGAGTTCAAAGAAAAAATTAACAATGACCAAATGCTTGAATGTGTAATGTTCAATAATTGGTATTACGGCACAAGTACCGAGTCTGTGGTTGAAGATAATATCAATGTTGGAGTTTTCAATCCTCAAGGCATCCATGATCTCTTGGCTCGTGGGGATTGTGAAGTTCTAGCTATTCGTTTGCGGACGCCCGATAAGTTGCGTCTAATGCGTCAGTTGAATCGAGAAGAAGATCCTGACGTCAAGGAAGTTTGTCGTCGCTTCTTAGCTGACTATTCTGATTTTGGCGAGATTGATTTCCCATTTTTTGAAATTAGAAACGCCACTGAATTGGACGGTTGGACTGGCCCTGAAGAGATTGTGTACCAGACCGAGACCACATTCGCCCAAGGACGAGATTGATTAAGTGATCAATCCATAAACCCATATTTAGTAGAGAAATTTTGCCCTCTACACAAGATGTAGGGTTTTTAATTGGAGGTAATATATATGTATGTAATTAAACGAGATGGAACAAGAGTTCTATTCAATCCCGATAAGATTGTTCAAGCTATCAACAAAGCTATGATTAGCACTTACGGCGCAGTCTATGAGACTGAAACTGCCGAAGAGATTGCCGATTTAATTGGTCAGCGCAATGTTGATATGAGCGTTGAGCAAATCCAAGATTTAGTTGAAGGATACTTGATGAAGAGCGAGTATCCAGAAGTAGCAAAAGAATATATCCTATATCGCGACCAGCGTAGTAAAGAGCGCACTCGTCGCAGCAAGTTAGTCAAAGCAGTAATGAAGCGCATTGAAGCTACTGCAGTAGAAAATGCTAATGCTAATGTTGACGAAAAGAGCTTCTCTGGTAGAGAGAAAGAGGCTTCCGCAGATATTCAGAAGATTATTGCCCTCGATTATACTTTGTCTCCAGAAGTCTCAAATGCTCACAAGAATATGTTGTTATATCAACATGATATGGAAAAGACTAATATCGGCCAGCATAACTGCTTGTTCGTTGATATGAAGAAGCTATTTACCGATGGCTTTATAACCCGTAATGGTGATGTAAGACCACCTTCTAATTTCAGTAGTGCTTGTCAACAAACTGCTGTTATTGACCAGTGCCAGTCTCAAGTTCAGTTCGGTGGTGTTGGTACTGTTCACTTGGATTATGACTTGGCTCCTTTCGTAAAGAAGAGTTATAAGAAGAAGCTAATGCAGTATTATACTGACGTCCAAGAGATGAGTGAAGAGGATGCTGAATTAGTTATTCATGCCAAGTTCCCCGATTTGGATATGGGTAATCCCGCATATGCAGATGATCCTGCACATAAGTTTGCGGTCCGCCAGGTTGAGCGCGAAGGCACCCAGGCTGCCGAAGCTATGTATCACAACTTGAATACATTAGAGTCTCGCGCAGGTTCTCAGGTTCCTTTCACTTCTATTAATTTTGGTAGAGACGAATCTGTTGAAGGTCGTTTCGTATCTCGCAAGATGTTAGAGGCTTCCTTGTCTGGTATTGGTAAGCATCATCTAACTCCTATTTTCCCAATTAGTATTTTCCAATATAAGCAGGGTTGTAATGCTAATCCCGAAGATCCTAACTATGATTTGAAGCAGTTGGCTATCGAATCTTTAAGTAAGCGCATTTATCCCAACTTTGTCAATTGTGATTATTCCGAAGCACATGAAGACCCAAATAATATTGACACATATTTCGCAACAATGGGTTGCCGCACAATGTTGGGTTATGACAGACACAGCAAATCTTATAATCGCGTCGGACGTGGTAACCTTGTTCCTAATACTATGATTTTGCCAAAGCTCGGTATCGAATATGGTATCTGCCTTGGTGAGCGTGAGACCCCAGACTTAGACGGCTTCTGGTCTGCGTTTGAGGATTTATTGATGCTATGTGAACAAGGTTTATTAGAGCGCTTTGATATTATGGTTAATCAGCCACCTGAGGCCGCTCCATTTATGTATCAAAATGGTACTATGAAGGATGCTCAGAAGTGCAAAATGTCTAACTATGAAGCATTGAAGCACGGCACTTTAGCTATGGGTTATATCGGTATTGCTGAAATGTGCCAGGCTCTGTTTGGTAAGAATCACGCAGAAGACTCCGAAGTTCATGCTTTCGCTTTGAAGGTTGTCAAGAGAATCAATGAATACGCTAAGGAAGCTTCCGAGCGTCACGATTTGAATTTCTCTTGTTATGCTACTCCTGCGGAAGGTCTATGCCATACCGCGCTGAAGGGCTTACGTAAGCAATATGGAATCATTCCTAATGTTACTGATAAGGAGTTCTTGACTAACAGTCACCATGTTCCTGTTTGGCAGGAAGTTGGTATCTTTGAGAAGTTAGCTATTGAAGCTCCTTTCTGTAAGTATCCTACTGGTGGTTGTATCACTTATGTAGAATTGGATTCTACTTTCGTAAAGAATACTAAGGCTATCGAGCAGATTATTGATTATGCTTTCAAAGAGCTAGATATCCCTTATTTAGCTTTCAACTTCCCAATCGACTCTTGCTTAGATTGTGGTTATCAAGGCGAGTTCAATGATGCTTGTCCCGAGTGCGGAAGCCAGAATATTCAACAGCTTCGTCGTGTAACTGGTTATTTGACTACTGACTATCGCCATTTCAACAACGGAAAACAAGCAGAGGTTGAACACCGCGTCAAGCATTCTCAATTTTCCTAACTGTTGCTAACTACAACTTAGCTACGCTATAAGAAAGAGAGATAACTATGAGATACAGTGGATTGATACTAAATGATATCACCGCTGCTCCAGGTTTATGTGTAAGCTTTTTTACACAAGGCTGTCCTCATCATTGTCCTGGGTGTCATAATCCTGGCACCTGGGCCTTTGATGGAGGTAAGGAGTTTACAAATAATACTTTACATAAGATTTTAGAAGGACTAACCGCACAAGGAATCAAGCGTAATTTATGTATTATGGGCGGTGAACCTTTGTGTGAAGCAAATGCTTTTCTGGTAAATTTGATTCTCCAAGAGGTAAGACATAAGCTTCCAGAAGTGAAGATATATATTTGGAGCGGCTACACTTATGAAGAATTATTGCGGTCTGGCGACCCTCATGTCAAATCATGTCTGGAATTAGCGGACGTCCTAATCGACGGTCCATATATTGAAGCAGAGCGAGATTTGACTCTAGAAATGAGAGGCTCTCGCAACCAGCGTATAATTGACTTACATAAAAAAAATTGATATAATTTAGTATAAAGAGTAAAAGGAGGTCTTGATATGGGAAGTAAACTCACTGTCAAGAAAATGGACCTTTCACAAGTCAATTTTGAACCAATGGAAGGAGAAGTAATTCAAGATTCCATTTCAGGTGAAATTCGCGTATATCATGACGGTCATTGGGTTACAATGAGAACTGATGGCGCAGGCTTGAATTTAGGTCTATATGATTTGAATAAACAAATTATCGCCCAGCTTCCTGAGTTGGCTGATTTAAATAAGGCAATCCAAACCATTGAAGCATTACATGAAATGTATCGTAATAAATACTATATGCTTTACGGTAAAGAGATTTCTTATTTTACTGTATTCAAACTAATTGAGCCTCAGTATTTCGCACAAGAGGTTCTTGATTGTCTGCGAAATGTGGGAAAAATTAAAGCCATTGACCCCGACGAACCTGGCACTGCCGTGGAGATTTGGGTGGAAACAGATGACGGCCCAACCTGTCTATATCTGTTCCCTTATGATAGTGGCTTAGTTCAGGTAGGTGAATGAAATGAAAAGAATTTATTGTGAATTACATATGTTCGATTTGCACCAGAGAGTCTATATCGTTGATACAGATACTGGAGATAAAGAGTGCGTAGCAATTACCACCATGGAAGGACTTCCAGAGGTAATCAGTACAATCAGTAATGAAAAGAAAATTGATCATGTATATTTGAGTGGCAATAGTGTTTTCGGTAATGCTGTTTCCGAAGATATTCTTGCTTACTCAAAAATGAATTATAGTCGAAATAATATTGTTGTAGAGGTAATAAGATGAAATATTTATTAAAAGCTGTTGATACTTATAGAGTTCCCACCATTGCCGATGTTGAGGCTCTTCATGAACAATTACTAGATGATCCCACTTTTGACCTAACTGCTTTTAGTTATAAGACTAAGCAAATTAAGGCTAAGGGTGAAGTTATTGAAGAATATCAAGTAGTTACTGCTACTAAGATTTTCACTAATGAGAAAGACCCCGAGGATGTTTATACCGTCACTTATGAAAGGGGTTAATCATCATGGCACATTTTGAAAAAGTTTCTAAGTATGCGGACGCGGACTTAGCTATGCCGGTCCGTAAAACCAGTCAATCCGCAGGATATGACATGGTCGCCGCAGAGGATTATGTAATTCCTTCTCTTCCTTTGATGTGTGAAGAAGCAAAATTATTATGGCCTGTTGAGGTCGATGAATATGTAAGTCTGGAACAAATGGCTGACTTTACTAAGAAGATTGGTTTCAAGCCAACTCTTGTTTCTACTGGAATGAAGTGTAAGTTAGATCCTGGCTCTTGGTTACAACTAAGTGTCCGCAGTTCCTCTCCCTTGAAATATTGGTTGATGTTGGGTAACGGCATTGGTATTATCGATGCTGATTACTACAATAACCCCGATAATGAAGGTGAGATTTTCTTCCAGATTTACAATCTATCTCCATTTAATATTCAAATTAAGAAAGGTGACGCAATCGGTCAGGCAACCATTCTTCCATATGGTATCACTTCTGATGATGTGGTAATGGGCGAACGCACTGGCGGATTCGGTTCTACTTCTAAGTGAGAACTCTTGCATTGGACCAGGCCAGTCGCGTGACTGGTTGGGCAGTATTTGATGATGGTGAACTTTACAATTATGGCAAGTTCTCCGCAACTCAAACCGATGTTGGAGATAGACTTCACTTTATTCGCAAGGAAGTTATTGGTTTAATTGAGAAGTTTGATATTGACGAAGTCGTCTTTGAAGATATTCAACTTCAAAATAATGTTGTCAATAATGTAGCCACCTTTAAAGCATTGGCTGAGGTATTTGGCGTTTTACATGAATTATTTGTTGAAATGAAAATGCCTCGAACCGCCGTTCTTTCTACCGTCTGGAAATCTTCTCTTGGTATCAAGGGAAAAGATCGTCCAGCCTAGAAGAAAGCCGCACAAGATTGGGTTGTAAAAACCTATAATGTAAAACCAACACAGGATGAATGTGATGCTATTTGTATTGGCGCTCATTATACCAAAAATAAGGTCGAAGTATTCGATTGGTCCTAACTAATAAATCCCCCTATCCAACTTCTTATAAATGTCAGAGAAGTTAGAAAGGGGGATACTTTAAATGGAATTATTAGCTGAGTGGGGTATGGAGATTTTGTTTGCTCTTATCAGTGCCGGTGTAATTGGTTATGCTAAGTTCAAAACTCGTGAATTGAATCGTGAATTAAGAAACGCTAGAGAATTAGCCGCCGCCCAAGAGAGACAACATGTCGAGGACACCATTGAGATCCATTTAGAACCAGTATATCAGGAATTAGAGGAACTAAGAAAATATATCAGAGAAACTGAGAACATCGAGAAGACTCATATGAATCTGATTATTGCTTCTTATCGTTTCCGCTTAGTACAATTATGCAAAGGATTCTTAGCTCAGGGATATATTACTCCTGCACAGATGGAACAGTTAACCGAGTTCTATAAATTATATACTGGTTTGGGTGGCAACGGTCAAGCTAAAATCTATTATGATAAGGCTATGGCTTTAGACTTAAAAGTTGATAATGACGACGTTGTTGATTAAACCAAAAAAAAATAAGGGGTCGATTATGATTATTCATAATCGACCCTTATTTCATTTTTATACCATTATAAATCGCGTTTGTCCGTTCTAATATATCTTCTCCATATTCAGTCATAAGCTCTGCTACCATTTCCTCTTCATCATATGATAAATCCACAGCATAGCTAAACATAAAAGCATGAACTAATTCATGACATAAGACTTCTTTTAGTTGTTGAGGGGAAAGAGTCTTGTCTATACATATAGTCTATGTGACTTTATCACAAACTCCAAGAGCGTGAGTTCTCCAAGGCGTAAGTAGCATTGGATGGGCTGGCGAGACCAACCGGACCCGCCAGCGCACGCCATTTATAATCATTTCATTTGACCAATTTTAGAAGCCAATGCGGTTATCTTCTTTTCAAGATATGCTTTTTCTTCTGGAGAAGCATCCGCAATCATTTCGGTAATATCCAGAGATAGCTCTTGCATATACTTTTCTAACTCACGCAATTGAGTAGCTTTATCTCGTTTCATATCCTTGGCTTCCATATACATTCTACGACTATTATAACTGCGGCCTTCGCGCTCATCGCGCCACATACCTGGGTCATCGTAATAATTTCTTCCATTAGAACTATTCATTCCAGAAGAAGAAGAATTATCATTGTCAGCATAGAATGTACCATCACTTCTACGATTTCTGTCATAATACATGCGGCTGTCACCATTTTCCTACTGGTGATGGCCGCCTTTTTTCATTTCAAACTCCATTTCGTGTGAAGAGTTGTTCATAGCTTCTGTAACGGTGCAATAGTAGATTGCCTCTTCTAAATCTTTAATCATATCAATAGCTTCTCCAAGCTCTTTAGTATCTACTTCACCCAAATCACATAATTGTACTTCAACAGCACACATTAAAGTTTCTTTCATGTGTTTTAATCTTTCGTGGTCCATACTATCCCTCCTTACGCAGAACGTTCAGCAATTAGATTTGCATTTTGTACATCAATTGGCTGAGTAGAAATATTCTTCACGGCCACATGAGAGCAGCATCCTTTTGGAATATCAATAAAGATAGATGCGCTCACATTGAAGAAATCTCCAACTGCGGCAGGGGTGACAGTCATAATTGTAGCTGGAACCGCTTCACCATCCAAAGAGATAGCTAAGGAAATTGGTCCGACGGTGCCACCTTCTGCAATCGCGACATTTGCGCCGAAATGTACTCTAAAACGGGCGCGGCACTGAGTATTGGTGACTCCGCGAAGAGTCACCAATCCACTACCATCACGATGCTCGATAGAATAATTTCCAGAAGTAACAGAATCAGTGAAATAAACATTCTGATTTGCGGGAACTGTTTGAACAGCATTAGCAATAATTTCCATATACTTTCCTCCTTAGATATTAGTTGCAGCCACATCCAGCATAGTAGTTCATACCACAACCATAGCTAGCATATGGATTAGCTACCATGTATGCAGGAATAGGAGCCTTAGTTCCTAACTGGTCGATCAAGAAAGCGTTCTGAGCTTGCTGAGAAGCGGTCAAGCGCAAAGCCTGATTTTCAGCCTGCAAAGTAGCAATCTTATCCTGAGTCAAGAAGTCTAAGATAGAGCGAACACCATTATTATTGTTTTCAATAATATCTCTCGCGGCATTGGCAATATTAGTATTAGTTGCGTTAGATTGAGTCAAGATATTATAGTTGACTTCGCACAAACCTCTCTCAATCAAGCGCTGAGTTTCGCAGCAACAAGCAGCTTGCTCTGCGGACATATCACACAAACGGCCCATAATGGCGTTAGTGTTCTGCATATTACCCATAGTAACATTACCAAAACCAGTTAGCAAAGAAGTGTTCATGTCATAGAAACCATCGCATAGACCATGCTCTAGTCCACGGATTCCATTTTCTAGATTGTTGATATCAAAGCCATAAGAAACAGCGTCGCGAGCGTTACCTGCGCCAAGGCCGCCGCCATAGCCACCATTACCCCATCCCGCAAACAGGAATAACAGTAACAGCCACCATGCGCCGTCGCCATCTCCACCGAAACCAGTACCACTTCCACGGGTTACAGCAGCGATATCAGATAAATTATAACCTTTTCCATTGAACATAATTTTTTTCCTCCTTAAATTTTAAGTGTTGTAGCCTAATGCACGTTTAAAGGCTTCGAACTCCTGGTCGAAATTTTGACCGCCCTACTGGGCGTAAAGGTTGCGAATTACTTTCTCTAATTCGACAGTGCGACCAGATTGAGCTAAATTTAGGAGATTTTTTCCGAGGGGATTATCATAGGCTTGTCCTTTCAAAATTGATAACATCAATTGCTGAGGATTTTGCCCGGATTTAATCATTTGGATTAATTTATTTGGGTTTACTGGATACATCATTCATACCTCCTTAGAATGACATTAATTCTACTTTTTCTTTTGCGGGGGCAGATACGGCCGGCTCGGTTGGCTTCTGGAGCATTTGTAGTTGCGCCAGGACCTGCTCAAACTCTTCTCTCGTTACAAATTTCTCAACGGATGGAACAGAACCGCTCTCTTCTCTCTAAACGGGCATTTCCCTTAATTCATACACACACAGTGATGCGGTGCCATCCATATTTATTTGTTTTGTGTAGATTCGTCTGTTCGCTAAATCTGGGAAGTAGAATACAGAACCATCAAAGTCAATAGAGGTTGCACGGGCCTCTTCCAATGATGCTACCAAGCGTCCTTTCAGTCCTGCTTGCGGCGGCGCCTGTCGTAAGTAAGACAATGGTTGGTACACTGGTTGCTATTGGGCGACTTGCTAGGGTTGTTGTGGATAATAATTATAGTTTGAGTACATATGTAAGGTCTCCTCTCCATACAAAAAATATTTTATCCAATCCCCTCATAGCTTTATGAAAATTAGGACCGAAAAATTACCCTAATTTGTCCAAACGAGGACCGAACCCTAACCGAAAATGGACCGCGACTGGAATGAAAAATAACCAAAAATGGACCGTAAGAATACCGGGACATAACTTTTTGAGGTCCTGCGAATGACAAAAAAAAATACCCGAAAAATACTTTTTAGGTATTTTTCGGGTATCTCCGCAATTACTCAGTAACAGGAACAATCTTACTTACATTAACCTCAGCCTCAATACGACTAGTAATGTAGGCGGTCAAGTCGCCATAAATGGAAGCCAAATAATGCTTAGCTTCATCAGTTAATACAGACATAACTGCATTATAAGTCAAATTGAAAGCTTCCTTCTGAGCTTCTGCATCAAACTTACCTTGCTTCTTCAAAGATTCAACATAAGTCTGATTAGTTGCGATAACGCAAGTAGTGATAGTATCAGCAAGCATTTGAATGTACTTATCTGCTAATTCACTATCAGTCTTATCTGCGATTTCTTGGCTCTTCATTTTAATGAATTGAACTAAGTACATAGTCAATACACCCAAGAGAGGAATAACGCAAAGTTCAAAAATTTGATATAACATAACCATCCAGTCCATATTATATCCCCCTTTTTTTTATTAGAATTGAACAAATGAATCTCTAGAATCAATATACATATATAATTGAGTCAGAGTCCATGGTTGCTACAGGGTCCAAACAACATATAAATTTAAAGTAGCTCCATCTGCTACGCCTAAATCATCAACAAATCCTTGACCAAATCGATAGTCAGGAGAAGTGGCAGATGCAGATCTACTCCAACCAATAGCTTCATAGCCATCCTTCGTCCATCCAGAAGGAAGAGTTCTAAAAGTATTGGTGGTAGCTGCAGGAATACAACTAACACTTAATGTATTACCATTGCTATTGTCATGATATTTAATTGTAAACTCTTTTGTATCCCAAACTGCATATAAAATAACTGTTGCGCCTGCGGCTCCAATATTATTGAAAGTATCTCCAGCTTCATAAGTCGCAGTCGTAGCAGAAGATGATGTAGACCATCCTAAGAAGATTAAGCCATTGGCTGCAATGGTTCCAGTAGGAATGGTATAATTAGTATTACGAGCACAAGTCATATTACTAAAATCACCACTTTGAATACTACCACCATTTAGATTGAAAATAACTGTATAAGTGGCTTCACCCCATTGAGCGTATAAAGTAACAGTTCCTCCGGCAGTAGTTGTTAAATCAGTTACTACAGCATTATTAGCATATGTAGTTCCTGTTCCATCTTCTTTGGTATTCCATCCGGTAAAGGTATAACCAGAATGGGTAAAACTATTAGTTCTTAAACTAGAGCCTTCACCATAAGTATGAGATGTATTAGCCATAGAACCAGTACCACCATTAGCATTATAAACAACAGTATAAGTATTTCCAACCCATTCTGCAGTCGCAGTTACATTGCCAGCATAATTACCATTGAAAACCCAAGAGCGAGTATCAGAAGCAGTAACCATTGCGGCGGCTGGATTATCGCCCATAAAATAGAAAGTAGCACCACTAGTATTCTATTGACCTGAGCCTCCAGAGAAAGTAAATCCAGTACAAGTATAACCAGGTTTTGTTGGCTTATTGTCTGGCTAGTATCCTTCGTAACTATCTAAATTACCAATATAAGTTAGAGTACCATAAGAGAATTCTGTGGTAAAAGGACTTGAAGTAGTATTGTCACCGTTATACATTGTACCACCATTTGGATTAATGGTTAATGTATATACATTGGGTGTCCAATATGGATAAAAAGTTGCAGGAGCATCTGTCTGATAAGTTCCATTTAAGGTATTTACCCATACCGTACCTGCGGCGTCAGAAGCCCAATCAGTTTGAGTATAACCAGAACGAGTGAATTGCACTCCTTTTAAGGTTAAATTTGTACCATGAGTTTTATAAACAGAACTCTCTGTACCAGAACCATAAGTACCAGCTTTATATTGAACTAAATAAGTCGCAGAACTTGCGTTAGCAGTATAAGACTTATTACCATAAATATAAAAACTATAAGGGTTTGCGGTTGAAGTTTCTGAACCTGTCCAGTTTACAAAGCTATATCCAGAAGATGGAGTAGCTCTAATGGTTACTAAATCGCCTTCTGTATAAGTGCCACCGCCACTTACAGAACTGATACCAGTACCTTTACTCAAACTTACAGTATAAGATGCTGCATTTTGAGTATAAGTAACATAAGCATCAGTGCAAATTGCGCCACTGTGATAAAAACCATAAATTTGGCTTGTAGATTTAGTATATAAGAATAAATAATATGAAGTATTTGGGGAAAAAGATCCGTAGAAAGTAGGAGACCAAGTATTAAGATTTAGAGAATTTCCAGTAAGAGAACTGGTACTAGCCTCACTTCCAATTGCGTAATTTCTAAAAGTGCTGTAAGTATCACTACTACTACTTGTAGAAGTAGTTCTTAAACTAGCATATAATGGATAAGTAGAAGTAAGACCTTTGTAAGTATGGTCAAAACCTTGAACTGTAATTGTTAAAGCACTAATAGTAACATTTGATAAATTTGGAGTAGTTACTTTGATAGCAACTGTAAATTTACTATTACCGCTTGGATCACAAGCCATGGGGTTGACATTTCCACCGAAGAAATCTTCTCCATCATTAACGCCCCAACCTTCATCGTCAGTTGTAGAAGTGCCTAGGTTGCCGCCAGAGGGTCCAAACCAGTAGACTCCAGTGGCAGCAACTCTTGCACGAACACCATTTATAGTGCAATCATAAGTTGCCATTGTATATTTTCTCCTTTCTCACCTAGATTTTATTAAGTCAATAAGAAGAAAATTCGACCTTCTTCTAAATTAGTAGTTGGTAAAGTAGGACCATAATTACTAGAATTTAGAACGATAGTTGTACCATTTAAATAAACAGTTGGAGAAGTCACAGTTGCTTTAGTATCAGTCAAAGTTAGATAAGAAGTACCTGCGGAATGACTCTTCAATTGACCACTCAACTTGATGTTTGTAGCATTGATTTGTCCAGAGAATGTACCTGTTGTACTTGTGATACCAGCGCTAAAATTAACAGCTCCAGTAAAAGTCTTTGCTCCTGCAAAAGTCTGAGTAGTAGTAGAAACTAGACCAGGATTTTCGCCAGTAGCAGATTGAATGCCATTAGTAGAAGTATAAGTAGCACCATTAATGACAAAACTAATAGTTGGATTAGAAGCGCCTGTGCTGAAACTTAAACTTGGGCTAGCATATAGAGGAGCAGAAGTAGTACCGCCAGATACTAAAATACGGCCTGCGGCCATAGGAGTAACCTGTCCTACTGCATTAGTTCCATTGCCATATAATAAAGAATAAGCACTTAAAGAGTTAGCGCCAGTACCACCATGCTCGACAGAGACAGTAGAACAAGCAGTAACTTCACCGCTCGCAGCAACAAACACTGGTGCATTCAGACCACCAACGGCCGCAGTAGTGCTAGCCTTAGTAACAATTAAGCCAGAAGTATTAGGTAGCTGTAATTCACAATCAGCAGAACCAGCATTACTTGTTAGCTTATGCTTATAGTTATTATTATTAGGATTATGGAAATAAGTTTCTTTAAAATGAGCAACTTCAACTGGGGCTCCAGCAGCTCCTAAGTTAGTTGCCAATAAATTAGTAGAAGTGATGCTAGTGAAACCAATCATAGTTGCGGGAATGATTAGAGTATAACCATCTTCATTAGAACCATCAACAATAGTTCCAGTTGTGCCGGCAGTGCCAGAAATAGAGATATTGCGTTCAGCACCCCATTTAGCAGTAGTAATTGCTTCAGTTTCTCCGCCTTTAACTTCAGTGCCATTTAAAAGAATTGCATTGGTCCAAGAAGTTGCATCTCTAGCTGTACCTTCTAAATCTCCAGCAAAAGCTCCTTCAAACTGGGCTGCATTGATTGAAGTGGAATGAAGTTCTTCAATATAAGCAGTAGGAATATAATTAGATTCAGCTCCTAAGGAACCTGTCCAAAAATAACCTTCTGCAAGCGTAAAACTTGCATCACCAGCCATAGCCACTATTCCTGGAGTATTATCCTAATTGCTTACACTAAACACTGCGGTCTAATCCTCTGTAGCTAATATTAAAGTTTCTGGACTTTGAATTATTCCTACTTTATTATATTCTGTACTATCATCTCCAAATAAAACTGCAGCATCTCCAATTCCAATGGCATAACCGTTATTTAATTCTAATGCAGGCATTGTACCAATTATAATGCCTGGATAAAAAGATTTCAATCCTAATGGCATCTATTGGATTTCTGTAATACTATTCTTGGCAGGCATCATTAAACCAGGGTTATATATTGTTGCTTCAGGGAAAAAATTAGAAGCTATTACAGTTCCATCTTCAAAAGTTAAATCTAATCTAAGGCCATCAACTAAATCAATATTGCTAGAATTATACTAAATTTTAAATTTAGCGCTGCTAATATTGCTACCGCCAATTTTTACTCGATTGCCATTTTCATCATCATAATATAATTCACCAAAGTTTTTATCTCCATCTTTAGCAAAATATACTGTGCCTTTATTTTTACTGGATGGAAGATCAGTCTTCGCACCCATCTTTAATTTGATATCCATTCTCTTTCCATATATGATAATTCCAAAGGAGATTCCATCATCTAAATAAATATGAGCTTGAAAACTTAATGAACTACCAATTTGAATTTCATTCTAATAATTTGAATCCCAATACCATAAAGCAGCTTCGCCATTAGGCCCATTAATAATCCAATCTGAAGTAACTGTCGCTTCGACGGGATCTCCACTTTTATAAATGCCCATACTAGATCCATAGTAGCCTGTCATTTCTTCGCCTTCAAAAAAATAACGAATATAAAAACCACTATAAATCCCATCGGGTGGAAGAGTTGCCATATATGTTCCTCCTTTTCTAAAAATTTTTATAAAAAAAGAGTATCTCTTTTTATTTTCTAATATAAATAAAAAAAGAGATTAGTATATTATTTTTATTCGGCCAATAACAAAAAAAATGGGTGGAAGTAAAAATTACTTCCACCCATAAAAGTTATGAAACAAATTCAATCCAAAAAATATCTTGCTGATTTAATTTTCTGATTTCGTCAGTAAAATGTTCATACATACTACTAGCAATATCATAATCACCAGCTAGATCTCCGGCGTCTTCAAGGCCGTTTGGCTGAACGTTTAGTCCATATAGGACTTTGCCAACATTTGGCATGGTGCTGATATTATAGAGGATTTTCTTTCCATCAGCATCAACACGATAAAAACGAATGGCATATTCTACTTCTGCTTCGTCTTGAGTTACTCGTCCATCAATACACCATGGAATAACCATCTTATCCTTTTCCAAAGTGCCAGGAGTAGCTTTATGAGTATAAATGTCGTAATATGGAACGGCATATAAACCAGTCACACCTTGCTTCTGGGGGTCTGCGGGATAAGTCTTATAAGAAATAACACAGGTGGTGGTAGACAAGTCCATATAATCCCAATATCTATCCATGATAAAGTATAAATTTTCGGATTTATGGTCACGAGCAGTGCTTAGGATATCACGTTCTCCAATTGAGCGAGTACGCCAATCAACTTCAATGTAATCCTCCGCATATGGAATGGAAGCCATCTTTGGAGGATTACTTCTTTGGATTTCATATAATTTGTCAATAGCAGTTTGACTTAACTGTGACATAATTATTGACCTCCTTTATTAAGAAATCTGGAATACCTTAGAAGTAGTTTTCTTTTCTTCTCCTGCTAGAGTATTAGTGATTTCACAGTAATAGAAGGCAATATTAACAGGCAAGTCATTATTAGCTAATAGCTTAACAGTAATTTCACTGCCATTTACACTAATAATATCTAGATCAGAATCCTTAATAGGAGTACCATTCTGGTTAGGAGTATTGCGGAACCACTTGTAAGTGACACCGTCAGTCTGGAACTCATTCATTTCTTCAATTTCAATCTTGAAGGTAATAGGAGTATTCAAGCCAGGAACATTCTCTAAAGTTGGGTCATCATCTGTAATAGGATACTCGATACCATCAACTAGATACTTGACGATTTCAGGAGCTTCAGCAGGATAAGTAACCTTACATTCAGAACTTTCTTTCCACATACTCTCTCTGTTCAAAGTACCGATAGCCTTAACTTTATACCAGCCTGGCTGAGTAGCAGTCATACTAGCATTAGAAGCATTGGGAACTTCAACATATTCAGCGTCAGAAGAAGCAGCTTCATACCATACATAGCTCTTTTCAGCACCGTCATTTGCATCAACAGTAACAGTTAAAATAGCCTGGCTAACAGTCTCTTCGCCTTCGCCAATAGTAGATAGAACTTTGTTCTTAGGTAAATCTGCGGTGAACTCAACTTTTTCAACACAAGGAATTACGCACTTCAAAGAATCAACGCTCTCTGCAGATTTGCTACTACCAACTTGATTGTTCAAAGTTAGCTTGTATTCACCGGTGACGTGAGGCCAATATCTCTTATTAGGTGCTAGCGCAGTAGAAGCACCCAAATCCTCAGCATCATCATCAACAGCCAAAATGGTATAAACACTTACCTGCTCATAATAAACAGGAGCAGCTTCTCCCTCTTCTGGCTCTTCAAAAGCATCGCCTAGGAAAACAGTATAAATCTGATTGCCAGTTTCAGCTTCGATTTCTTCAACATAATAAGTCTTGCCAGCTTCTTTTTCAGTATCATTTGTGGGCTTGAAGATAGTATCTACATCAGCGTAAGCCTTGAAAACTTCTTCAGTATCTTTAGTTACAGCGACATTATTTTCGATGAATCGAGGAGTATAATACCACTTGTAGCACAACTGACCTGCATCAGCAGTGGCACCGCTAGCATATAGCTTAATTGCATCATTCTTTAAGAAAGCTTTTCCTTCGTCATTACCCAATTTCCAATCATAGAAGAAGACAGGAATCTGAGGTAGAGTCATGTTGGAGTCAACGCCATTTTCAACTGCGGCCGCAAACAACAAAGATGGATCATCAATGTCTAGGTCAGCATTGAAATGAGTATATAGAGCTTGCTTAATCATAACAGAACTAGCCAAAGTATTTAAGCTGTACTGAATTTCTTTCTCTTCATTTCTTACGAAGAAACGAACAGAGAACTTCAAAGGATTTTTACCTTCAACAGTAACCTTACTGGTCAAAGGCCAACCAAATAATAGATAACCTTCTTCTGCTTCAAAGTCAACTAAGACAATACGAGAAGCACCTTCGTCTCCTGCTGGGTTAGTCCACTGAACATAAATTTCAGTAGAAGCCAAGTCAGTATAATCGAAATAGCGAGGAACCTTAAACATCAAAGTCTCGGCTAACTGATCACCAGTAACACTAACACCATATTTACTATAAATATCAGGAACCTGAATATTTCTAGTATTTAGGTCAATGTAAAAACAGCCAGACTTGACATCGTATTTTTCATCCATAGGAAGCATCAAGAACTTAGCAGAGTTTTGATATGCAACATTAGAAGGTGGATTATTTCTAATATTTTCAGTGTGATAATCTGCTAAATAACCAATATGAGCAAAATACTCTTCAAGAGAACTGATTTTGCCTTTATCCAAAACAGACTGATTAATCTTTACACCAAGAGGATCTTTAGCCTGCATATCCAATAAAACGTTATATGCGTCTTGGAATAGAACGGTATATTGGTCTTTATAATCTTTATTATAGACTGTAATCACGTTATATCTTCCTTTCTTTATAATATTGTTCTAGGGAAGGAATTTCCCTTCCCTAGAACTGAAAAATCAAATAACCTTATTTTTTGGTATTGTCCGTAATTTCTCTCCACTTATGTTCCTCGGCCTCTTCAACAGTGACGCTGTACTGAGTACGCTCACCATTAGTTAAAATCTTGCCGGGATCAGCATTGATAGTTACGATATTGATATGATTGATACCATCTAGAAGGACCTTAGTATCTAAAATACCATTGCGGCCAAGGTATCTGTATTTTCTATCTTTAGTCATTAAGAACCTTCTCCTTTCCAATCCCAAACTTCAGTGTAAGGAGGATTATCAAATCCCATAGTAGAAATACTAGTATGGTAGGCTGTATCAGTCATTAGATAATCTTCAACACTTTGTTTAGCAAAGCTAATAGTACTTACACGACCATTTTTACCATATCCCTTGAAGGCGTTTTCACCAATGAAGTTAACCGTTGAGCCGAAGTAAATATCAGTAACAGTGCCATTAGCGCCAGAACCGCCGCCAAAAGCTTGCATACCGATATAACTCAATTTAGCGTCACCGCCACCCAATTGATTAATACTAATCTTAGGACATAAGAAAAATACGTGGCTTTCGATAGTCTCTAAAGAAGCTGGTAAAGCAGACAAAGTCAATTCACGACAATCCATGAATGCACCAGACTTTAGAAGTTTTAGTTTAGCAGGTAAAGAAGTTAAGTTAATGTTGGTTTCATAGAATGCCTGGCTACCAATTTCTTCAACATTAGATTTCATATCAACAGTAGTTAAACTCTTGATACTCTTGAAAGCATATGTTCCGATATGAGTAATTCCAATAGGCAAATCAACATATTGCAAAGCTAAAGCTCCTTCGAAGGCTTGTTGGAAAATACTTGTATAAGAAGTATTGGTTCTCAAGAAGAATACGTGAGTAACACGAGCCATATTCTTAAAGTCTTTTACCTGAGTTAGAGGGATACCATCATATTCACTAGGTAAAGTAATTTTACCTTGTAAAGTTTCACGATATTCCTCAGCGATTGAGATCTTACCACGCTCGCTGAAATTGAAATATTCCAATTTAGAAGCGACATCACGGCAGTCTTCAGTTAAATAGTGACCATGTAAAGTCACATCATTAGTAACTACCATTGTTGCCAAATCTTCATAAACAGGATTCTTAATTTCCTTATCCTTGTATTGGTTCTTAGACCAACCTTGGAATGCCCATCTCATATGATCTTGTAGACCTGTATTATCACGATAGTGGAAATTAGTCATTGGACCTGCGGCCTCGACGTAAGTCTTACCATAAGGAACAGGCCAATACTCTTCACCATTCTGTAAGATAATATTACCAGCCCAGTCGCAGAAGCGAACTTTGTACTCTCTATCAGTAGTAATATACTCTGGATAGAATGTCATACTTTCAGTTGGAGTAATATCTTCAAAGGAGATTGCAGATGCTTCTGGAACTGCTCCATCTGGCAAATCTTTTGTATTGTAATACTTAGTAATTACATTATCCTTTTTATGAATCCAATAGCCAGTAAATGCAAAATCATGAGAAGAAGTAGATTCCTTGTGAGGAGTACCAATAGCAAAACCTAAAGGACCTTGTGCGGAAGTTAGATAAGCAATACTGTGAGCATTTTCTCCAGAGGTATCACCGCTACCCAATACTCTGTAATATTGTTCCTCAGAATTTTCATTGGTTAAGAAAATTAATTCAACTGCGGGGTTGAAATTAGCACCAACTTTATCAGTGTACTTGAAAATCAAGTTTGGATAAGTTTTTGCATAAGTTTTGTAAATCTTATATTCATCAATAGCGCAAGCCTTATCAACTGTTAATGTACCGCTTAAAGCAGTAACAGTAGTAGTACCAAGTCTAGGACCAGTATTATTATCAGTTAAGTTTTCAAGAGCGGCAAAGGCTACAACATTATTATCGGCATCTAAGACGAAATCATCTTCAGTCTCATCATTAATAACCCAATTTACATCGGTAAATTGATAGTTAGTTAAAGAAGGAGCTTTTGCGAAGCGATAAGTGTAAACATCTAAGCCAGGGCAGTTATTAATGTAAGCCTGCTGAATTGAATCATAAATTCCATCATCCAATCTAACAGTTTCCAAATCAAGAAGATTTGTTGCAGAGAAGATTGCTAATGGGTTTAATTCAAGTTCTTTGGTAGTTGCGTTAGGAGCCAAAGACAATTCTTTGAAAGCACTACCACTCATTAGAACAGTTTCTAGCTGAGTTGCGTTAGTTAAGCTTAGGATAGAAATATTCTCGGGGTTACCGACATTTCTAGCCTGGAATTTTTGTAACATTGCGTTAGTACCAACGCTAACTTCGCTCAAACGAGGGTTATAATAACCTTCTATATCAGAACCGATTTCAAATTCACGCAATTTACTTGCATTAGTCATCTTGGCATAACCAGGATACAACTTATACAAGTCTTTAATTGTTTGAATCATACTTGCACCATAAATATAGCAAGTAGCATCGCTTGCGGCAGAAATCAATTCACCGACAGGGGCATTATAATAATTACCTCTCTTAATACGAGTAGAAGTTCTCTTCTGACCACCTAAGTGGATAGTGCCATAACAATCAATATAGAAAGTCATGGGAAGAACGTCAGTTGGTTGCAATGCGAAATCACCGTCTTTATTGAAACGGAATTCGATACCAGCACTGTCTGTGAAAGCAGTACTTGCAACATATTTAGAGTTCAGATAGAACTCTTGATAAGTTTCATATTGCTTTCTCTGGTGAGTCTTACGACCACCCTCTAGACGACTTAAGAAAGTAGTTTCATCAAGACCTAAGCGTCTAGGACGAATATATTTTCTTTCATAGTCCTGAATCCAGCAAATTTCGGGAATAATATCTTGGTGAGCCTTAAATTCAGCTAGATAATCATCAGCATCCCAAGCACCCTTCTTACTCAACTCCTGGAATAGATATTGCTGAGCCTCTCTTAATTCATGAATGAAATTCAACCATACGGAAGGAGAAGCATTGAAAACATCTTTACCATTGGGGTTAATATCACCGACTTCTAGACCATATGTATAAGTCAAGTTACCAGTATTATCATTACCATCAGAAGTATCATTATCGTAGTTTTTAGTTAGATCCCAGTGGAATCCATCTTCGGTGCTCCAGAAAGTGTTCTTAGCAACGTTATCAACCATGGTGTGACGAGAGATATACAAATAATGGAATACAACAGAATCCATAACCAAGTAATCTTCACATTCATACAACATTTTAGCGATACGATAATCTTTAGTGTCGTGGGTATAAGTACCTTTGTAACGACTAATTTTCTGACCCTTTAGACTAATTTCAGTTGGATTTGGCTGGCCTTCGTATCCAGGAGGATCGAAGCCTTCAAACACAAAATCATCAGTAAAGGTTACAGGTTCAGGCAATTCTTCACCAGTATATCCATTGGGGTGAGACAACTCATCATATGGACTTGGATCATTCATTGCGAACCATTCAGCCAGTCTCAAGAAATCTTGTTCTTGTTGTTCTACGGTAATGCCCTGCTCATTTTCTAACAAGTCTTCATTTTCTACAAGACCATAACGGAACTCATAGTATGGACCCTTGGTAATATCTTTACCTTCTTCGTCCTGACCTACAACTTCTTTTTCAAAAGCTTTTTCATTGAAAATAGTCATCCAGTGTTCTGCGTTCTGGTTATCTAGAACTTCGACACAGGCCGCACGTGGATTGGTAGTATCATGGAAAACATTCAAATTCTTCTTATCATTACCCATATTGCCGATAGAATACATCTTAAAATAAGGTTCTGCGGCATATTTTGCTTCCCAATCAGGGTTAGTTGGGTTGATAAATGCATTGGACTCCAAATAGATTTCACTCTTAGGATCTCCATTGTCATCTAAATATTTGAATTGTGTATTGTGGTCTCTCAAGAAGACAACGCCAGAGTGGAATTTCATACAGTCACGCATAGGATTGTATAATAAATTACCATCACTGTCATAACGAGTACCTTTTCTTCTGTGAGCATCCCAGTAAGGCTGGAATCTGTTATACCATTCTGCGTTTACAACGTTATTGGCATTTTCACAAGAAGCAACATTAACTTTAGTACAAGCAATGTCAATATATTCATCTTCATCAGAAGGTCTCCATCCAGGGATTTCATTACCATTCTTATCATAAATTTTACCTTTTTTAGTAAAATCAGAACGTAAGTTAAATGCGGCAACACCATAAGCGGCAGAAGAAGTGCCCTGAACATAAGTTCTAACTTTATCTGCTCTCATAAATGGCTTACCTAAATTATCATATTCATTAATCAACTCATAATAAGTACAGCCATCAATCTTATCTTCTTTATTAGTAGTTAATTCTGGAATATCATACAAATAAGCATGGCATCCAGGATTTTTCTGCACCAAAAGCTCATAAGAAATTTCGCCGGTACTGGAGTCAATAATATCATTGCGGCGATGGCGCTCTAGCATCTTATTAACGCTAGGAGCATCCATAACGAAGTTATTTAAATGTTCATCATTTGTTAATCTACGTTCATATGCTTTTGCGGTATATACATAGACGTCACAAGAATCAGAACCAATGCGAATGGTTTGAGCATCATTTTGCTGTAAAGCCATGTTTTGGCTGTAAGGCTTAGCACCTGCAGGAACACCATCAACCCAAATCATTAAGTAGCGATCACCATAAACGGTTTTACTACCTTGCTGTCTATCTCCTACATTGGGCCAAATTTCAGTTTCAACTTCAATATAAGAGTTTTCACAATACTGAGTTGCGAAATTAGGATAAGTAGCAGAAGAGAAAGTTGCTTTCTGAGCATCAAATTCTAGACCAATTTCAGCGACTCTTACTTTCTCAAAATAAGTAGCAGTTTCATCAAATGGATTTCTAGAAATAATATAATCAGAGCCAGAAAGGATATAATACTTATTAGTTCTATAAGTATCTTCAGTCAATTCAATTTCGTTATAATTATAATGGATACAGCTTAAAACTGGAGCTTCATAATCATAACAGTTGGCTGCCTTGAAGCAGAACTTAAAGTTCTTACCACCGGTAGTACCAGTTTTGAAATTTTCAAATAACTTATAGTCAATTTCCATCCAAGTACCCTGGCGCACACAGATAAACTTTTCAATGCTTCCATCTGCAAGAACTTCATATTTTAGACCGCCATTACGCCAGTCAAAATTATCAGAGAAGTTCAATCTTACAGGCTTAGTTTCACTACCGCCAACCCAGTTAATAACTTCATCATTACCAGAGAAATTAATTGCTTTTAAGCTAAAAGCTGCACCACTAACTTCTTCTCTGTTCAAATCCAAAGGTTCAACAGTGATATTGAATTCTCTCTTAGTATCACCATTAGTAGACTCTAAAGCTAACTTAATAGTACCATGAGTGGTAATTGTGTAAGGAATAGATTGCTTATCTCTGTTGTAGCTACGAGTAGAAATTACGTTATCATTAACAGAGAAAGTAACACTACATTCAGTTGTATCTGGGTCATAAACTAAGAATGGAATCTCAATAGTGTCATATTGAGTAGCAGTCTTTTGATCAAATGGGACGGTTAAAATTGTAGAAGTACCACCTTCGGTGAAAGTGATTCTATGAACAATTTCTTGTGTTCTAACAGTAATTGGCTTTCCAGTATCTTCATTGATAGTGGCATCCAAATAAATAGAACAAGTATGCTCACCATAAGACAGACTCTTCATTGCTTGAGTAGTAAATTCATTACCGTTTGCGCGATTAGCAGGAATATCTTCCTCGAAGTAATCTTGTCCTAGAGTAGAACCATTGTCAAAAGTAATATGAGCGGTACAATTAATACCACCAAAAGGTTTGAATACTAAAGTAAAGGTTGAATCTTTACGATATTCATCTTCAGAATAAGTGAAAGGCCACTCTAAACGCAAATCAACTTTTTGGATATTCCATTGCTTACTAGCATAGTTATCAGTGATACCGCCAGTATTCATATAGACCATCAAGTTAATACGAGTATAGTTACCATCTTTTGCCATGGGTAAAAGTTCATCAACTCTGAATTTATTATAGCCAGTAGTTACAGATTGAGTATAAGTCTTACCATTAATAGCCCAACTTGCGGTACCAGTTTCAGTTAAGATATCTCCAACTTCATCAGTTGCAGTAATAGTAAACTCAATCCAATGCTCAACACCATTTAAGATAGTGATATTAGTATCAACGTCAGCGCCATTGTAATATTCAATAGTAATATTACCTTTTTGATTAGAGCCAGGACCAGTGTTATCTCCACCGCCGCCAGACATAGCCAGTCTTTCTACAGCAATGGCGTCACCATCAACATTTAATACTCTGTAAAAACCGCCATCAGGTATATTCAAAATCAAAGAATCTAAGGCAGGAACATTTTCTCCTTCAATATGTTCAGTCATAGAGAAAGTAAAGAAAACATTAGTTCCGTATTTTTCATCATCGGTCATAGGATATTTGCCGTAGAAAATACTAGAACTGCCGCCGACCATCTGGTATTCACCAGAGCCTAAGCCTTGATAAATCTTATGAGAATCTTGTGTGAAGTATAAGTAGCCTGGAATAGCACGTTTTCTCTTCATGTCTTGCTCAGTACAATTTACAGGTCTAAAAACATTGCCGGTCTCACGGGCGCCAATAGATTGTAAAACATTTTTTTGATCTACCATTGTTGCTCTCCTTTCTATCCAAATATAAAAAAAATGGAGAGGATAATTATATTATCCTCTCCATATAATCATCCTTCATAAGGATTTGAAAATAACAACTTATTTATTGTCCTTTTCTGTCCGAATTAGAATGTTCCCCATACGAAGCTAACATTTACGGTGCAGTCTTTTCCTTCGCCAGAAATATTAGTTACAATATTCTCGCTAGCAGAAATAACAGAAACAGTTCCTAAAACTTCACCTAAATGGCTCTTCATCTTGATCTTGGCATCTTCAACAACCAATTCAGGATCATTGAAAGTAGAATAACCAGTCTTAACCCAGATGAAGAAATCCTTCTTAGCATTAGCATCAGCTAAAGTAGCACCGTCTGCCTGATCATCTCTAGCAACCAATAAGTCACCAATCTGAGGCTCAGTTTCAGCGTTACTAAAAGCAGTAGTTACAACGTAAGTGTCACCAGCCTGGATTCCAGAAGCAGGTAAGCTGTCATAACCGGTTACGCTACCCTTGAAGGACATGGAGTTTGCGGCAGCCATATTCTCATTAATCAGATCTAGCAAAGCCTGGTCTTTTTCGTCAGCAGTATTAGCAGCCTGAGTTAAAGCATCGGCAATAGCATCTTCACGATCCTTGGTTTCAGCACTAATTAAATTAGTTAACTCTTCGTCTCTCTTCTCACGAGCCTCAGTTTCAGAAGTCAAAGCATTGTTTAAATTATTGATAGCAGTCTGACGGGCTTGAGCTTCCTGCTGAATTGTGTCATCAGTATCAGTTGCCCAATCCTCTAAATCTTTAATTTGTTTTGAAGCAGTTGTCTTCCAATTTTCTAAAGTAGAAACTTTACCATCAGTTGCAGCCAAACCATTAGAAACAGTAGTAATCTTTCCGTCTAACTCAGTATCGGCATTAGTACGAGCTGTCTTTTCCTGTTCTAAAGCAGTATCGACATTAGCGATAGCTTGAGCATTAGCCTGATCAGCTGCTTGACGGTCTGCAATTTCTTTATTCAAATTCAACCGAACAGCATCAGCACTAGAGCCAGCCTCACCAATCAAACCTTCCAGTCTTTCGACTTCTTCGGCCAATTCGCCATCCAAGGCTTCAATAGCATCAGCATTAGCTTGATCGCCAGTGGCACGGTCTACCAATTCTTGAGCTAAACCAGCTTTATTAGTGTCAGACTGAGTCTTAGCATCGTTAGCAATACCAGTAGTGGCAGCTAAGCTACTAGTTAAACCAGTAATAGACTGCTCTAAAGCATTCTTATCAGTAGTGTGAGTATTAGTTAGGTTAGTAATAAGTGTTCTTAACTTGCCTTCAACTCCAATAGCACGAGAAGCTTCATTGGCGGCAGCTGTGGCAGCTTCATCAGCCTTAGACTGAGCATTAGCAGCAGCAGTCGCATTAGCTTGCTCAGCAGCCTTAGCACGAGCAGCTTCATCAGTCAAACCAGTTGTTAAGGTACTGATATTACCAGTATTCTTATCTACATCGGTACGTAAGCCATTTTCAATACCAGTTGCACGTTCCTGCTCTGCAAGAACCTTAGCATTTACATAATCAACAATGTTAGTAGCAACTCCATCTGGTAATTGACCAAACAAAGTCTTTAAGTTAGAGATATCACCCTCATTGGTACTAACACGTCCACTTAGAGTGGTAATACTGCCTTGTAAAGCCTCATCGCCATCTTCTCTAGCCTCAATTTCAGCATTTAAATCTGCTCTTAATTGGGTTAAAGAATCAGTAGAGCCATCTCCACCGCCAGTTAAAGCATCAATACGATTTCTTAGGGCGGCTTCAGCGTTAGTAGCACGAGTAGTCTCAGTAGCTAAATTAGTTTGCAAGGTCTTAATATAGCCCTCATTAGTAGTAATTCTAACATCAAGGGCCGCAATATCAGCATTTACATCACTTAAATCATTGATAAGTACAAAAGTCTTTTCGCTCTTCTTGTACTTCATCAAAGCATTCTCTTGGATAGAGTAGTATAAGCAATGCTCAGAGAAAGCTTTGTCAGGATCTGTAGCAGCTGCGGCAGCAGCCTTGATATCGTCAAAGCTAGCAACAGAGATGAAATCACCGACACGGACTCTCTTAGCAACACCGCCGCCTTCATCAGTAGTTAAATCTAGATAAATACCAGGCTCATCAGTACAGAAAGAAACGGCACCAGGAACAATATTATCGCCAGCTAAAATCTGGTCGATTGTACCTCTTCTAAATAATAAACTTAATTTTTCATCAGCCATTATTAGTAATCCTCCTTATATTAAGTAGTGACAAAGTCAGATAACTCATGCCAAGCAAAACGATCCTCAAACTCAGACTTAGTTAAATAAGTTTGAGAAACTTCAATCTTATAAGCAGTTAAAGTTGTATCCAAAGATTGTAAAGAAGCATTTAAAGCAGCTAAGTCAGTAGATAAACTATCTACATTATTAGACAAATTCTTAAAATCTTCATTTAAATCCAATTCAGCAATCTTAGAACCACTTACGGAAACAATAGATAAAGTGCGGTTTTCATCAATTGCTAATTCATTTTCATCAACCGCATTGATAACATTTTTCTCGCCCTCTGCATTCATTGCCTCTAACTTTGCAATTAGAGTATCATCAACTAAGCTCTTGCCTGGGACAATAGTGACTTTAGAGTCAATACCAGACTGTAAAGATAAAATAGTTGTATGATTTGCAATATTAGCAGTATCAGGTAAGCTGATAAGTTTTAACTTACCATCAGTAATTTCAAACTCATCACTAACTTCATTGATAACGTTCTTTTGAGCGCCTTCTTCAATGGTAGCTAATTTAGCAGTCTGAGCTGTAGACATTAGTCCATAGCCATCAACTTTATCAACTTTTCCATCAAGATCATCCTTGGTGGCATAATTATCAAGATTAACTTCCCAAGAACCTAATCTTTCAATCCCACCATCAATAACCATATATTCATCATATACGTCATTTACTAAGCCTTCTAAAACAGGAACTAAGTAAATAGTATTAGAAACATTAGCATCTTCATTATCAATATCCGCCTGAATGTCATCTAAACTATCAACTTTTTTATATACTAGATGTCCAGCCTTAGCAATTTCAGCTAAGGTCTCTTCTTTAGTATAAACATTCTCTAAAGCCTTCTCATTCAAAGAAACCTGGATACCCAAGCTCTCAACAGTACCCTGTAAATCACTTACAGAAGTCTGTAAAGTGCTTAAAGAACTATTTACACCTTCCAATGTAGTTGAATTTGGCTCAAACCAACCTAATACCAATTGACCGGCTTCACTAGTTACTTTTGGTTCTAGACCAGCAATCCAAGGATGGTTTTCATCAACTTCCTGTAAAGTATATTCTTCGGTTTCTGCGTCATATTTATAATAACGCTTACCAAAATCTTTGAAAGCTACTGCGCCATTATCCAAAACAATAGTTTTGTTATCAGCAACAACAGCAGAGCCAACTTTTTCTAAATCTCCAGCTAAGTTAGTAATAATATAAGCATTAGCTACATCATCAACAACCAAGCTTAAAATCTGACCTACATAGGCAGTAGGATCACTAGCTGCATAAGCAGCCATCAAATCATAGTCATACCATAAGGCAGTACTATCCAGAGGAATTGGATTATTTCTCTGAATAGCAGCAGGCAAGTACATGACATTAAAATCTTGTCTAATTACAGCCATTCTTCAATTCCTCCTTAGTTCAAAGTAATTTTATGGACTTCATCAACACCCATTTTACTTGGAGCATAAACCCAAACTTCATACTCAGCAGCGGTAGCACCATTAGCACCTTCAACCATAACATTATCTTGCTGTACATAGTCAGCAGTGCAATTATAATTCATAGATTCAGGCATAATAATTTCTTTAATACCATTACGAGTATTAGAAGCAGGAATAGCAATAATAATACGAGTAGGATTATTAATAGTTTCTGCGTCAACAGTAATAACCTTACCGGCATTATAATTCCAAGAAGTAGCTAAACCTCTAATTACAGCAGAGTCAATAGCTCCAGTACCATTATCAACACCAACAAAAGAAGCGCGATAACCAATAATAGAACTAGTAGCCTTAGTTACGGAACCACCCTTGATATATTCTGCGCTTTCTTGCTGTAAGTTATTATAGGCTTTAACACCATCAGTATAAGTAGCAGTAATTGCTACAGAATACTTAGTATCATCAGTAATGGTAATTTCTGGCATGGAGCCAGAAGCTGTATTAGCAGTATTGTTATTGGTATCAACAACACTATAACTACTAACAGTTACGCCAGTACTTTCAGGGCCAAATTCATAACTACCAGGAGTGAAAGTAGAAGTATACTTAGGAATTACAGAAGTGCCAACTTCATAAGAAGTCTTAGTTCCATCCCAGGAGACAGTGAACTCTACATCGGTAATTGTTGGATCTTTTACCTCAGAGAACAACTTATTAAAGAACTCAGCAACATTCAAACCTGCGGCCTGAACTTCAATATTACCAGACTCTGGAATTTTTACTGTACCTACATTTTCAGTAAATACAAAATCGCTTTTGAAGTAAACATTTTCAGCGTTATAATTGCCATCCATGGCGGCCCAATTTGTACCGTCATATACATAAGCAGTATGCTCATACATATCATTAGCAATTAAGACTCTTACGATTGCTACATCATTTTTATGCAATTCAGCACCATTTACGATGCGAACGATTGCGGCCTCCTTGCTCTCATCTGCTTCTGCGGTTACTTGATAAACAACAGCATTAGAAGCAGCTCCTGCGCCTTCAGGAACGGCCCAAGTGCCGTCCGCACGCAAGAACATATTTTCTTCGCCCTTTGCGGGGGCTGGCACTAGGCCAGCCTTACCGTCGGACAAAGAAGAAGAGCCAACAAATACTAATGCTTCTTTACTACAATTTACCCAAGCACCTTGAGATTGATTGTAGATTAGAAAGGAAGCATCAGATAAGTCTAAGGAATTTACAATGACATCAGATAAGTCGTTTAAACTTAGTAATTCAGATAGATCTCCGCTATTGCTTTCGCCATTACCAGCAATTAACTTATTACCTAAGTACAAGCAACCTTCACTAGCAGTAGGTTCAGCAATAAAATACAGGGTATCAATATCTTTTTCAACCAAAGCGGCGTACTGTGTAGGAGTACCTCGCATAAACTTAACGTATCTTGCCAATATAATCTCTCTCCTTCCTAAAAATTATTTACTTATATATATTAATTTCTCAATAGAAAGAAATTATGTAGTGGGTTCAGAACCTTCATCTCCTGGAGTGGGATCTGGTTCTTCTGGATCTGGTTCTTCGGGTGCGGGTTCTAGGGCAGCAATTCTGCCTTCTAGCTCAGCTACCTTCGCAACCAGTTCATTGTAATTTTGAAGCAATAATTCTAAATCTTCAATTGCTGCACTGTTGTCTGCAACAGCACCTTCAGCCAATGCTTTTACTTGGTTTTCAGTTTCAGTTTTGGCTTCAGCAATTGCTTCACTCTTGGCAGTTGCAATAGCGCCTTCAGTTAATGCCTATATCTGATTTTCAGTTTCGGTTTTAGCTGCAGCAATTGCCTCGTTCTTGGCAGTTGCGGCCGCACCAGCCGCATCAAAAGCGTCTGTATTAGAATAAGCAGCAGTACCTAATCCTTTTACAATTACATCAGATCCATTGAAAGCGACTGTACCATTGGTACTACCAGAAGTTAAAGTATAAGTAGGAAGAGCTTTATGCTCAACTGCAATAATACCATCAGTTTCATTTACAGAATAGACATATTGTCCATCGGCAGCACTGTCAGTATAATCTAATTTATCAATTTCATCATCAGTGTAATTATTTGCAGATTTTAAAATACCAGTTTCGCCATCATTAATTGCAATAATAGCATTAGCATTATCTGTTACTGCACCATTGGCTAATTCATCTGTATACTTATTAGCCTTTGCTAAAATACCAGTTTCACTATCATTAATTGCGGTAATAGCATTAGTATTATCTTTTACTGCTCCATTTGCTAAATTATCAGTATAAGACTTAGCATTTGCTAAAATACCTGTAGTAGGATCATTAATCGCGGCAATGGCATCAGTATTTGCTTTTACAGCGCCATTGGCTAAACTATCAGTATAATTTTTAGCAGTAATCAAAATGCCAGTAGCAGGATCGTTAATTGCATCAATATCAGCTTCAATTTCAATATCTTTTGCTTCTAAGTCATCTGCACGTTTTGTCAAAGCTAAAGTATCTGAAGTTAATCTATTAATATCGTCAGTTAAGTTATCAAGTCTTCCTTTATGACCAGTAAGAGTTGTTGTATTTGTCGCAACTAAATTATCTTTAATATACAAAATAACATCAATCAAGCTAATATCACTCATTTTAGTATCATCAACTCTAAAATGAGCATTATCAAAAGATTTTAAGCTTTCTCTTAATAGTGTTAAGTTACCGATAACACGAGCAATATTAACATCACGATGGTCTTCCCAGTCAGACCAAACATCTTTGACGCTTCCATCTTCATTAAAAGTATTTTGGTGACCTGCGATTAATTCACACATATCGCCAATGGCATCAGAGACACCCGGCATCCAATAATTAAATCCTTTATCATTGGTTGCGCCTCTGTATAGATTCCAATCACCGACATATTCTTCCAATAGATCAATATCGTCGTCTTGCTCTCCATCGTGCTCTTCATTCTTCGTCATACGAGCCTTTAGAGCATCAATTTCTTCTTGAACATCAGACTTTGGCATCTTGTATAAATGACGAGTACCAGGAATCATATGTCCTGCTCCATCTACAGCATAAGATTCAGTAGTTACAAAGAAATCATCGGGATTTAGAATGGTTACCATTCTTGAGTTGCTTCTAATTCCTCTTCCCATTCACCATCAATAGTATATTTATAGATTGCATGAGAAGGATCAACATTATCTTCTTTGCTTGGAATTTCAACAACTACTCTACAGCCCTCTTCTAAAGTAAAAGTTCCGCCCTCTTCTGCAATTCTGTCAGAAGTTTCTTGAATACATCTATCAATAACCTATTCGATTTTTTCTCCATCTTGCTAAACAACCAAATACATATTTGGAACATGATAAAAACCATTACCAGGAACATTACTCTCGGCATCTGCTTCTCTATGCCAAATCTTGAAAGATTTATCTTCTTCATTCTAAGTAAAAACAATCCATCTGTTACCAGACTTTAAGTCGATAACACCTTGGCGTCCAGGAGAATGATATTCAAAAGTATCTTCTGGAACACCCTCAGCAGGATTTGGATTTACTAATTTATCTTCACCGGGGAAAATAATGCTGTCTTTTCCCTAGTTACTAAACCATAGTCGATTGAAAGCATCAACTAATTGGTAATATATGCTACCATAAAAACTCATGCGCTTCCACCTGACCCTTCAAATACAATGTCAATTAGAAGACGGTCGCCTTTGCCATCTTCATCGTACCACTTCAATGAAGGACCGTCAAATTTGATACGGAAAATCTGTCCATAACCTTCTAAATCAATCTCATAAATACCTGTCTCGCCAATGACGATTGGGTAATTACTATCATTCAAATAGAACATTGTACCTGGACGACCTTGAATACCAAGCTTTGTGATTGCGCTATATTCATTAAAAATATTACCACCGATCAATCTTTCTGGGAAAGAAGGATCATTTGGATAATTATTTATTTTGGCAAATTCATTATTAATCAAATCAGATCCATAATATCTAAATTGTCTAATAGCTTTCAATTCGTCCGTCCTCCTTTTAAACAATATTTTCTGCGGCTTTAGTAGCAGTAATACTCATTGTTCCATTATATGCTAATGGAATAGTATATTTGCTAATAATATAATCTCCGCATAGATTGGTTTCGTTGTCATATAAATGCACACGAATATTAGGTTCCAAATAATAGATTGGAATAGTTGTAATTGTAGCATTTTCAATGCAATATCCATGAGTATAAATTAGTTCATCTAACTTATCTTTTGCGGATTTGCCTTGAGTACTAATCTTAAACATGGTCTCAATCATTGGAGCCTAAATGTATCTATAACCAGTCATTATTTCTCCCTCATCAGCAGTTCTAAAAATAATGTCCGGTGTATCTCTAAAATAAATGGATTTTACACTTGAATCATTTACAACTTTTGGCCTACGACCGACATTCTACACATTGAATTGTGCCAGTTCTCCATCTGTATCTAAAAAGTCAAACCAGAAATTCAAGCTCTAAGGAGATTCATAAACATCTTTACGCCAATGAGGATAAAGTTCATCTTTGGTATAATAATAAGAGCTTTCTTCTTCAACTGCTTCAATTTTTGTATCGCACTTCGCAATAAGCTCTTCAATTTCAGTTAAAGTGACGTATAAAGCATCTTGGAATTGTAATAACAATGCGTCTATTCTTTCCGCATAAGCGTCATCTGTTTCATCTTCTTCTTGCTCAGGTCCAAATCGATCTAGCTCATGCACTACGCCTTCTTCGTCCTTTTCTTTTCTTACATAGAAGAAATAATCAAATTTCTTATCTAGGTTAGATAATGCTTCTTTGTTCTCTTCAATATATTCAGGAGTATAAATAAAATTTCCAATGAACCCTTTCTCTTCCATTAATTTTGCTTTTTCATCTTGGTATTCTTGCACAGTTCTTTCAATGGGATAATATAACTGTCTCCAAAAGCCTTGTAAATCAATATAATAAGATTCATATCCAGTCAATCCAGTAGGATAATAAGGATAATTATTTTCAATAATCCGTTGCTCAAAATCTTCTTCTTGACCATGCTGATAATAGTCTAAAGCCATTTGATAAATAATTTCTCGCCAATCTTGATTATAAACACGATTTTTCATAATATCAACAACAATATTACTTACATCGCCGCCTTCAGATTCGGGAATTTCTGGCTTATAAATGTAAGAAGTTCCTAATCCTTCTAACGCTCTTTCTAAGAAATATTCATAATAATGAGTACATCCATTATAATGTCCATAATATCCAAGAGTTCCATCACTTTCTACATCAAAGATATAAATGTCACGATAATGATTCCATTTACCTCTACTATCATTCAAATTCTAATCCTCAGGAGGAGCAGGGAAATAAGAATTTAAATCAATTCTTTTACTTACTGCTTCAGAACAGTATTGGCCAATACGTCCAGGAGGATAAAAACCTTTTAGCATTTTATATCTTTCAGCCCAATCCATAATATCCCACCAATCTTCCGGTAATCCATTTGGATTTGGCTTTTTAGTAAATTCTTCATATAGCTCGCTAAAGATTTCATTATATAAATCTTCATCAGTTTTTTTCTCAGTTGTAAAGAATTTACTTCCGTCATATGTGCGGTAGAAGGTTGGTTTCTTATCAATTGCATAGCGCATATGAATTGGAATTTCAGTATTTTGAACGGAAGCACGAGTACCCCAAATTGAATAATCATTTTTCATATTAGTCAAATTAGGATTATTATTGAAAGCAGTAATTAGCTCTCCTTCATGGAATACATAACTTTGAGAGGAAGCAATCGCCAAGCTTTCTACATATTGTTCATCATAAGAACCATCCTCATCATCGGAACTACTATCAACCAATGGAGACCATAAAGTATTGACAAAAGAACGCTTTTTCTAGAAAATGAATTGTCCCTATAAATCATAAAAATACTCGAATTCACCAAGCATATTTACGATCTTATCTAAAACAGAAGTAACTGTTTCACCTGCGGCCGCAATCAAATCACCTGGGTAAGTTAACTCAGTAGTTCGATAACCTGCAGTCTAATTAGTTTCAATCTTAGCAAAATAATAAGGAATATCTTGCTTTTCTTCACTGTCCCAAATCCATACTTCAGAGGGATTAGGTGTTCCAGTCAATGGATCAACTAACATTTCTAATTCTGTATTAGTTAAATCTTTTACTTGAATGGATACTCGCTCTACTTCTTTTGTTTCTGGATTAACTCTGTCTACCTTACATTCGACTTCACCTTTTAATAAAGCGTTTGTATAAATTGGAGAATCAATATGTCTGTATAAAAACATTGGAACATCGTATTGATACTCTAAAAGCTCTAAACCATATTCTTCTAAATCATTGATAATAATATTGTGAAAAGGCTCTCCGGCGTATTGGTGAATCATTTCGCGAATAATACGATGAATTGGAAGTTTAGTAATTTTCCAAGAGCCATCAGGATTTTGTTCTTCAATTTGACCGAAATCAACAGAAGATTCAAAATTACCACCAATTTCACCATTTAGCTAACACATCTTATCTTTACCAGATACAGAAATATTAAAACTTGAGGCATTACGACTTGTATTAAATTGAGTAATTAAAAAGACACCCTAATCAAACCAGCATACTTTTGGGTAGGCAGGATTGATATAATTTTCCAATCCAATTTCTAACTTGAATTTAGTATTCAGTCCCCAATAATAATTTCGATAATCAAAATCTGCGGCGACCATGGTTAAAGAACAAGAGCGTCTGATGGCAGAGGTTCCATCGATATTGATGGAACCCTGCGTTACACGACCTTCAATAAATTCAATAGGAGATTCATCAAAGCGCAAAGCTGTGATACGAGCATAAATGGTTTTGTTTTTATCTCTATCTAACTCTAATAAAAAATTTTTATCATAAACCATTAATCTTCAACCTCCTGTGCCAAAGCATATTCAAGTGCTTCTATATATTTTGCATAAGCAGATTCAATTTGTTGTAAACTAGCATCAATTTGTTCTCTGGTAGATTCTGCATCACCAGTGACAGCTTCCCAATTCTCAATTGCAGCCTGCCAAGTTGCTTTAGCATTTCTAACTGCACTACTACTAGTCTCAACATCATATCCTAAGAATTTAACACGATAAGCCATCTCAACCATTAAACCAGTGCCAATATAAATTCCATCAATTTTATCAACACCAGTAATCGCATCAATTCTACTGTGAGTACCAGAAGATTTATTGATACGACCATTATTATAAGAATTAGTAGGCCACCATTTATCTAATTCGATGCCAGGTGATTTTCTACCATCGAATTTGATTTCATCCTCATACTCGCCATCACCATTTACAATCTTTAGACGATAATCAGGCTTACCCATGGGAGAACGAGGTTTACCGCTATAATAAGTTCCTGAATTTCCGACTTGATAAATTACACTAGCATCCCATTCAGTATCATATATACGATCGGTGAACTGTGGATTAAAGAACCAAACTCCGTTACTATCTTTATAAATCTGACGAATTGGTCTTTCGCTAATTCGCAAATAATGGAATCTACCAGTCTATCGACGAATATCTTCCAAAAAAGAAATAAGATTAGCATTAAAGCCAGTGCCAATAAATTGTCTAAATTCGTCTTGTACTGCGATGCTTGTAATCTTACTAAAATTATCAGTAGGATTACTATCATAATAACAGAAAGTTAAATATGCGTCTCTCCAATCATCGGTCTCAGGTTTCTTAGTATAATCTAATTTATCAATATCTGCGGATTTTAATAAAGTAATTGAAGTAATTGGTTTATCCTGTACTTGTACATAATAAGTACCCGTATAGCCAATTTCAATTTCAACATTACCATATCCATCTTCAAAGTTTAATGCAAAAATTGTTCCAGGAGCGACACCAGTAAAGCTAGCTCGATAAATTGCGGGAGTGGTAATTTTATTACCTTCTGCACTAAATCCTTGTACATCTTTTTTGGGATCTGCGGCGTCCGCAAGTCTAATCTAACCGATTTTCAGATCGCGATTATCTCTATCAGGAGCAGAAATAAATCCATATGTATTTAGATTATCAAAAGTGCATTCCGCAATCTCGTAAGCAGTTCCGCTAAAGCTATGAAGCATACGTCCCACTACATCAAGTGGAGACATGGATACATTCATAATACGAACAATAAAATTACCCTCGCTAGGAGAGCGGAACAACTTAGGCTTGCCATTTGTTAGCCAAGACAAAGCCTCCATTTTAAATTCGCGTTCTCTGCGTAAATTATCCATAGTTACATGAGTATCTCCTGGACCGATAATTTCATCGCCATTAGCCTAAGAACGATATAATAACTTCTCAGTCTAAATACCTTTTAAGAAGAACTCATTTGGATCACTAATGAGAGATAATAATCCAGATACAGGGAATTCTTTATATTCTACATTACCATTTCTAAATACGAATGGATATTTACCGCCTAAAGTATCAATTTTAGATTCCAAAACAGTAGACTTAAAAGAAGTAACCTTTGGATTAAATCTAATCTTTAATTGACGAGAGCCATCAAATAAGAACATATCTTCAAAATCAACTGTAATAGTTTCTGGAGTGCTGTCAAAATAATATCCTCTGCGGTATTCATCATAACCATCAGGCTCTTCATAGTCGCCTGCGGCATTCATATCATTGTCACGATAAGCTAGTGTCCATTTATGATTTATCATTCGATTAGAAAATAATCCTTGAGCATTGAATGCTTGAATAGAATAAACATATTGAACACCTTGTTGCACAGTAAAATCTTCCCAAAGGATTAAATCATTCTTATCCCAAAAATCTGGGTGAGTTGTTAATAAGTCCGCAGATTCTCCAATATCTCCATATACATGAAGATTTTTATAAGAGAATCGGTAAATCTCATTCCAGCTATCAAAATTATCTTCGCTAGAAGAACGAGACAAAACAAAGCTACCATCAATAACACCATGCTTCACTTTTGGACGTAAACTTAAACGAATAAAACCATCTTCAAAATTAGAAGTGGCAATTAAATCACATTTCTCTTGAAGAGAAGAGTCTACGCTTTCTTGAGTAACAATTGGATAACTTTGACTTTCACATTCTAATCCATTGGTAGTAGTTACTTTATAAGTAAGATAATAAGGAACTCCTTCTTTCAAATTCTTTCGCAAAACCCAGTGGTCATGCATCTCTTCTGGCTCCGTATCATAAGAGCTATTATGAATTTGAGTTCCGCTTGTAGAAACAATATTTCCATCAATGTCCCTTAATTCAAAACAATAAGAGTAAGCTTTTTCTGTTGTATCATACTTATTACCTTCGCTTGGCTGTTGATAAACACCAACATATTCATAACTATTAGATAAATTATCACTTTGTCCCTAAACTTTTACGATGGGGTATGTAGTACATTTAATAATTCCTACGGTAGAATAATAACCCACAGTATTATCCTTAGAAACAAAAGCAATTTGAACTTTATAAAAAGTACCAAATTTTATTTCATTTTTCTTTTCAGATAAAATAAAGTTAGCATGATAATTACCCGTAGCTTTATTGTATATATATTGACCACTAAAAGTACCAATCTCTCTGTTGGTTTTTACAGTTTTAATTTTCAATTTTAGTGGAGTGGCTTCATTCAAATCAGATAGAGCAACTGCACGATTCAACATAAAAGGAATATTCATTGAGGTTCCCGCAAAAGCAGGTAATTTACCATCTATAACAGGTGGATGTAATTTCATAACTCTAACTCCTTTCTCTCTAAAAAATTGGGCTACTGGAAAATTTCCAGTAGCCCATATAATTACTTAATCATGAACAATAATGCTTCCATCTGGGCAGCAGTCATTGTCATACCAGGATCGAGATCATCATAACTAATCATAGCAATGTCAACCTCTTGCTCAATATTAAACAACTGAGTTAATTCAGCTTGGGCCTTATCAACATTTTCAGGTTCGACGGTATATCCACCATTTTCATTTTGAACGCCGAGTTCTTTAGCAACATTCAAACGAGCCTCTTCAATTTCTTGAGCTAAACCCAATAAAGTCTTTTTATTCTTCTGTAAGAAGAAATTCAATTTAACAGGTAATTTTTGATTACCATCACTGAAAGCCTCCATAAGGTGACTTGCAGTATTATAAATTTCTAAATTTGTCATTTTCATAACGTATATCTCCTTTTTCTCCTTTTTAATCTTTAATAGTAACAGCTACTTGAATTGTACCAGAAGTTGAAACATCTTTTGTTTGAGATTTATCTTTAGTACAATAAGTATAGTAAGAACCTGATGGCGGACTACCAGCTGTTTCAGTAGTAGAAAAATAACCTCCAGAAGGTTGTGTATATGTATAACAACAAATTGTCTAAGATGCTGTAACAGTTTTATTATCTGTTGTTGTTACTGTATAAACCCCATCTGTTCCACCAGTTACTGTTGTATCACTAGCTCCAGAAGTCACAGATACTGTAACGCTATCTTTTATTATTGATTTTATATATGCCTCTAAGCTTACAACACTACCATTACCATCTGCTACATTAACAGAAGCGGTCTTAGTACCACCTAAATAAACGCTACTAGCATATAAACCAGCGGTATTATCACCTGCTGAAAATAGTAAAGCTCCAGAAGAATTTTCTGCTGATAAATAATGACCTTTTACTTTTGCTCCTGAAGTAAATAACACTTGAGTATTATAGTCTTCCATGCCATTCGATTCTAGCGCACCAACAATTTGATAAGCAGTTATTTTTGAAGCATTTATTTTATTAGCATAAAAAGCCGTTAAAGCACTTACTGAAACACGACCATCATCTGAAAAATATAAATAATTACCAGTACCAGAACCAAAATATATTTTATTATTACCATTTAAATAAATATTGCCAGAAACGGTCTTTCCATCCACAGTTCCTCCGATATATAAAGAATCAATTACAGTACAAGTGGTAAAAGATCCATTTGTTAAACTACAACCAAAACCTTTCATAATACCCGCTGGAGTGACACTAAATCCACCAGTACCTGTGGGAGCTCCATCGCCGCTCTAAATATCACAATTTATAATTTTTGCATTTTTAATTACAACCTCTTTGTTATCAGCATATAACTGATAACCAGTTTCTCCTGAGGTTGGACCTACTTTTAACACGCCACCTTCAATAGTAGCACCTGAAATAGTACCACCTGTCAAAACACCACTAACAGTTAAACTACCAAGAGTACCGCTAGTTGCATGAATTGCTCCGGTAAATTTACCACCTTGTGAATAAAAATTGCCGGCCCAATCAACTTTAAAATTAGGAATTATATCTTCTGGATCATCATTTTCAGGATCATAGGTTTTATCAATTGTACCTATCCACAAAGGATATTGTGCGGCACTACTATCAATTCTTAATTGACCAGTAGAAGCATTACCAGCTTTTAAATTAAATGTATAAGCTGTAAATTCTCCAGTACCAAGATTAATTTCCATACCTGTTCCAGGAGTACCAGCAGCCTCTCGAATAAAAGTATTAGAACGAATATATTGTCCCGCTTCAGAAATATGCATTAAAGTTATATCATTACCAACAATTTCTAAATAAGGTTTTGTTACTGTTCCGCTAGTACTCAATTTAACTCTACTAGAAACTAATGAAAAATTAAAAGCATCAATTTTACCAGTAGATAAATCAATTTTCATACCAGATTCAGGTTCACCAGCTGCAGTCTCACTATAATCAGCAGATTTTAGCCAGAACTTAGTACCACCAATATGCATAAGCATATTGTTACAATTATCTTTAATAACAAAATAAGGTTTACTTGAATCTTTTGAATTTAACATTACATTCTTTGAAGTTAAATAAAAATCAAATGCATCTAATGTACCATTTTTTAAATCCAATCGCATACCGGTACCAGTAGTATCAGTAGTTGGTGTAGTTAAGCCATTAGATTCAGTCTCATTCAAAGTAAATTTTGTTTCATTATATTCGTCAGATTGTAAATAATATCCTTCTTTCTCTCCGCCGATAAACATTAAAGTTTTACCTTTAACACTATCAATCTTGAAATAAGGACTTTTTACATCAATATGAATATGACTTGCAGTATCTGCTACATACTTACCAGTAGTAGCATCAATTTTAGCTCCCTTCATGTCAATGATACCATCATCTAAATCAATTTTCATTCCAGAAGAATCTTTTGCTTGTTCATACGAAGCACTTGTAATAGTACCTGTATTTCCATCAAACTTGATTCTACCTCTACCAGATTTACCGATAAAAGCAGTACCATCAACATTGAAATTAAAGCTTTGCGCTCCTTTGTGGAAACCATATAAGCCTACGCCAGTAGCATTATCTTCAGAGGCGGTATTTACATCGCCCAGTAAAACACCTTCAAATTGGTTTTCTGAGTTCTTGCGGCCCGCACCTACCATAGTAGACATAATAGTTCCATTCTCTTCATCAATAACTAGACTACCGTCCCATTTATTGATCATAGCAGAAGCGTATCTATTTTTCATACAATAAATTGGCTGAGCCCAAATTACTACTGCATCCTCATCTTCACAAGTAACAACTGGATAAACCATTGTACCACCATTATTTTCTAAGAAAATATGACAAGGAATCAAGCAATTTCGCTCATTCAATTTAGGCATATAACTTTGTAAAACAGCATATTGTGATTGACCCCAATCTGTGGCAGTCATAATATCGCCATTTTCTTTATAATACATAATCTTCCAAGTTACACCAGTAACTTCAGAATCAGCTTCATGGATTACATTACCATCAGCATCAGTTTCTTCCTTACGTCTAAAAATCTTATATGGATTTTTATAATAAGTAGGATTAACTCCATCAGAGTTATAAACTACAATACCAGGACCTTCAATATAATAATTTCCAGCTGTATAAGGAACAGTATAAATAGAAATTAAATTGATAATTTCACCTAATTCATCAATAGGGTAAGGGACTGTCGCTTTCAAAATACCATTATAGTATTTTTGCAATGGACCTTCGCTCTCTTTTAAGGTGATATTAATTCTTTCAACACCATATCCTTTAGGATCACTATTGTAGACTGGTGCGGCATAATATCCAGTAGGACCAATCCATTCTAAACTTGCTAAGTATGGATCTGGATTATCAACTGCCGGAGCACTATCCAAAATCTTAATTCGATTATTATCATAATCATATAATGCCAGACCAAGAGGAAGATTAGCTCCATCTTCTAATACACCATCTGCCGCAGCTTTTGCGGTATTAGGAGAAATTACTAAAGTATAATCTGTTCCAGAAGTACCAAAGCTACTAAATATTAAAGAAATCTCTGCATTGCAGTCATAATAATTAGGTTTTACAACTCTACAATAAATTGTATTATTTGTAAAACTTTGAGAATAATAATCTTTTATGCGGTATGTAAAATATCTGTCTCGATTTGCAATTTCATAATGAACTTTTCCATCTTCGTCAGTGCTTTCTGTACCACCGATTGTTTTATAGAAGCATACATAACCAGTCTTAGAATAAGGAGAAGTTACTCCAGGCATAGCCTTTTCATCATTAGACCAAGAACTGTCAAAATCTTCAAGTTCATATTTCAACATAGTTGAATTTTTAGGAATGTACCAGAAAATCTGCGCTCCGTATAATGCTTCATCACCTGCGGTCAAGCCCTCATAGCGCAATAACAGTTCGCGTTTACGATAACCATCGGCCGCATTTACTAATAAGTTATTTAATCCATAAACTTGATAAGAAGGTTGAGAGTTATCTCCATGCTCAATGCGACAAGCATCAGCCTAGTCTACAATCTTCTCATCTACAGGAGGATTTGCATTTGTAAAAGTTAGAATATTACTCTTATACATATTATGATTAAAGAATAATACTGCCATATATTTTTCTTCTACGTATTGAGTATCTAATTCTACTTCTAAAATTCCTTCTGGATTTAATGTTTTTTTAGCATTATAAATACTATCTTCACTTAGTTTTGCAGAAGGCAATCCAACATTTAATTTTTTTGATAATCTATGCCATCCTGTTTCAAGGAATCTTTCTTCTAAGTTAGCATAACCAGGTTCATACCGATACCAGTAAATACAGTATTTATTATCATATTCACTAAAATCAGTTCTTCCATAAGGCTCAAAATTATAACCTGGCAGGAAGAAAGCATCCATCTTATTGGCATCATCAGCTAATAATGCATTCAGCTGATCGATATAACCAGTAATTGACTTTTTGACTTTTTCAATACGAGCCTCATAAGTATCATATATACTTACAAAACCAGTATATTTATCTTTTATTTCAGTCTCTGTTGCTGACAATAAAGCATCTGTATCCCCAATAACAGAATTTACTTTTTCTTTTATCTTATCAATTGTAACAGTTTGATTTGGTTTAGCTACAACAATACCATCTTGAATTTTTTTTGCCGCAGATAAAATTGTAGCATATTCTTCTGTCATAGTTTTTTGATCTTCTTCAATTTGCTAACCGACAATTGAAATTTCAGATAACAGAAGTTCAAAATCGTCTTTAAAAGTCTCAATTGATTGAATCTAATCTCGATAAGAAGTTAAGTTATTTCTTAAATCTCTTGTTAAAGCATTACGAAGATTTTTGAAAATCGGTTGAGCCTCTTCAATATCAGCTGAAATCCCTAATGCAATTTCATCATTAGGAACGTCCTTGCCCATTTGAGCGACCAAACGACTATCAACTTCACTTATTTCTAAATAAGTAATTTCATCATAACCGGGGTCATAAATACCATCACTAAAACCAATATAAGTATTATCTTCGTCTTTATTATACCATAGCAATCCGATGTCACGAGAATTACTACCATCGTCGCTAATATTATAAATAGCACTATCGCCAGTATAAATTTGTAAAGTATTATCTTCTACTTTAGTTAAATCTGAGCCAAAACTCAAATAAATATTCTTCACAAGAATATTACTGAAATCAACCGCAGGTAACCGCTCAGGGAAACCTTTATCATTATAAAATTCAAAATCATCATTTTGATATAAAAATAATTGAAGACTTTCAATTGTGCCCAATCCAGAAATATCGAATGTGGCTTCTTGTGTAGAATATACCATAAATGCATATGGATTACCAAACATATCTGTGGAATCTAATGATACCCATTGACTAATTGTTTGGCTATTATCATTTGTTGGTCTAACATCTAATCGTAAAATTAAACCATAAGTACCTGTTTTCATTTTATAATTAGATAAAAGACATTTAAAATCTGCCTTTAGATTAAGAGTATTATAAATACTGTTAGTTTGTAAATCTTTATAATCTGAATTAGATAAATTTACACTCCAAAGAGGAAGTTGAGTTTCATCGCCATTTGCGGTAATGCCCCAAGCATCTACTTTACCTGGAATCAGATTATCAGTCATATCAACAACAGTTTCAGATGGAGAAATATAAGTTAAGGGATCACTGTCATCATTATAAGAATATTTACCACTAATATAACAGTTACCCAAATCGCCTTTAATAGCAAGAACTCTTACAGTATCTCCGACATTATAATATCTACTATTGGCATCGGTTTTGGCAGTAAATTTTGCGGCACCATCAGTTACCTGATATATGCCACTTTTCTTTTCTGTATTATCAGTAACAGTACAAATAATTGTAGTATCCATTTGGATATTTCGAATACGCTATTCTACAACTATATCAACTGCTTTTAACAGTTCCTCAGCATAATCTATTACCACAACCAATATCTCCTTTCTCTCTTATAATCTATTATATCATAAAAATTTAGAAAAGTCAATTTTTTATATTAGACCAAATAAGAAAAAGGGTAGGTTGTATTTCTACAACCTACCCAAAAATTTATTTACGGTTAGCGTATTGAGAAGCACGATTGACGATAGAAGTCAAAGCAGCTTCAATTTCATATCTATCAGTTACTTCAGGGAAGCTAGCTTCAATATGAACATTTTGCTCTAATACCTCAGAAGTTTGAGGAGCGTAATATCCAGGACTATGTAACAATCCACCTAGCTGAGAAGCAGTGCTTTGTAAGTCAATCATCTTGATAATACTACGCAATACTTCCATACTTGCTAAAAAGTTTTCAGTTTCACCTGGATTCAAAATCAATTCTTTTTCATGTAACATAGCGAACTTACCATAAGAACCCCAAGCTCCAGTATAACCACCAGTATCAAAACTAGAATAAGCATACTTACTTAAGTCAGAAATTCCATAACGAGTACGCCAATCTCCATTAGGATTAGTAATATCAACAATACGCTGGATTTCTTCGGGATCAAATCCTTTTTCATCCAACCGGTTGCGGCGGGTAGTACCGTTACCCCAACCAAAACCACCATTCCAAATTGCGAGAGCAACTCCTTGCTTAGTAGTGTCACTATATTCTGGAGCACTTGCTTCTTTAGTACTAGTTCCAGAAGATGTGCTTGCTGTACTAGAACCTCGACCACTACCACTAGAAGAATTACCAGAATTAGAACTTCCACTACTACCTCCGCTAGAAGAAGAACTTCCAGAAGTACCAGTTCCAGGAGGAGTGTAAGGATTAGGTTCATTGCCAATACGTACCATAAGAGTTTCATGATCCGCAATCAGTCCCTGAATCTATTGTCTTAAATTAGCGTATTTACCAGTCAATTCACTAACTTGATCCAATTCAGACTCAATAGCGTCAATAACGCCGCCATCTTTTACGATAGAATCAGTTAAAGCATCATTAGCATCTGTAATATCTTTAACGTTATCTTCAAGAGTATCAAGATTTGGTCCAAGAGTCTCATTAGTAATAGTATCAACATTTTCTTCCCATTCGTCAAATGCAAGATTTACATTACCAACATATTCAGTAACTGCGCGCATCCAATCTTCAGTATTGAAAATCATTTCGCTATAATCAGAAGACCAAGCATCTGCAATGACTCGACTATCTGTAGTCAATGCTATTTGATGCAGAGAAGAATAACTCTTCAATTTTTCATAATAATATTCCTTAGCTTTTAACATAGCATCTTGATATTCAGCTTCAGTTTCGAATTCACCACTCAAATACTGCTCTTGGAGTTCAGTAAATGTATCATACATTTCACTCATGGTTTGCTGATACTTTTCACTATATTCATTAGCGCCTTCCAATCCAATATTATATAAACTATTTTGTGCGTCTTCTAACTCTTGTTGCGCTTCGGCCAACTTATCTTGATCTGCGGTATATACATAACCAAGATTGCCTTCATTATCACGCTTTAATCTAACAACAGTTTTCGCATCACGAGCATCTTCTAGAGCCATCTCAGCCAATAATAAATTATATTTTGCTTGCTGAATTTCTAACTCGTATTTACTTAACTTTGTTTGATCTTGCAATTGCTTAGTTTCATTAATAAATCCTTTTAGTTTTTGCTTTGCAATACTACTAGTGGAATTATCAATAGCTTGCTGTGCAACGCGCATCAACTTATTAGTCTCATAAATTTGGTTAGTCGTTGTTAAATATTCTTCTTGTAGACTAGCTGCTCGCTCCATAGAAGTAGTTAAAGTATCAAAAGATGTGCCTCCGGTCAGAGCGTTCTCTAAATTTTGAGCGAAACCAGATAGTTTATTCTCCAGTATTGCTCGTAATGCATCAGCCCACTCTTCAGTTTTATCAAGCATATCTTGTTGAGCTTCCATGGCAGCAGCATTAGCAGCTTCCCATTCTTTCTGATATACTTCTGCAGCTTCAGTATTTCCTGTGGCAATAGCCTAATCAAGCAATTTCTTCTTTTCATCTGCTTCAGATTGATACATAGCATATGCTTCTTTAGCAACCTTCATTTGATTTTCAATAGTTTTTGCTTGACCTTCAAGAATAATTCCTAAACCGTTATAGTCAGTTTCTTTGCCAAGAATTTCCATTAAAGATTGATAATGTTCTAGAACTTCAGTTTGATGCTCCATACGGTCAGTATACTTCGCTAATTCTTCCTAGGCCATATTTAGAGTTTTACTATAATACTCTTTCATAGTATTATCTAATTCAACTAAAGAACTTAAATTATCTCTAATACCAGAACGGACTTCTTCTAAGCCTTCTTGATACATTGCTTCAGTAATTTCTCCTGCGACATAAGCTTTATTTAATCCTTGAAGAGAAGATTCATATTCTTCTAAATTAGAAATATACTCAGTCAATTGACTATTTCCTTTTGGATTTGCTATTAAAGCAGCAGCTTCAGCCATAGAATAAAAATCATCTTCAATCTTAGATAAATAATAATTAATTATTTCTAAATCTTCTTCATTAAAACCAATATGAAGCTCTAAACCGTCCATTATAATATCATAATTATTTTGCATAATCTAATCTTGAAGATCTTCAATGTTAATACCCAATTCTTCAAATAATTCTTTACTCTCTTCGTATAACTCCATTGCATCTTCAATGTTTTGGATCTTATTTTTTAGAGGGTCAAGAATAGTTTCTTCATAAGACTCTTGAGCTTCACCAGTAGCAAGAGAATTGTAACGAGATTCTGCGGCAGCTAACTGATTATAAAGGACAGTCATCTAGTCAGTGTAATTAGTAATATTACCTTTATCATCAAATGAGAAGGCTAATCCCGCTGCAGCTGCAGCCTATTGTAAAGCAACTTGATCTTGTTTCATATAGCGTTCTGCTTGACGCTATTTTTCAGCTAACAATTCTTGCTACTCTTCAATTAAAGCATTTTGTTCACGAAGAGCATCTAAACGATGTTCGCCCCATAATCTATCTGCAGATTTAGAAGCTCTATCATATTCATCAGATAAATCATCAAGCGCATCATCAATTTCTTTATATCTTTTTACTACATCAGTTTGTTTAGTGGTATCCATCTATTTTGGTTTAGAAGGTTCTTTTGCTTTACTACCACTACTACCACCACCGCCACTGCCTGATGATACAGGTTTTCTGGTTGTATTAGTTGGACTTGGAGTTCTAGAAGCAGTTGGAGCTTTATGAGCACCATTTATCTAAATACCACGAACTTTACCTTCTTCACCCGCAGCGTTCTCAGTGACAACTTCAGTAGCAGTTGCAGTATCTTGAGTTTGATAACTTACTGGATCAACACTTACAGACTTCTAATAACTAACCATATTAGTACCATAAATTAATGGTCCAAAACCATTTGTCATAGGCACTGCCGCAATAGACGGATGATTAGTAGTTGTAACAGTTTCAGTGAAATTTACATTATCAACTGTACGTGGAGTAGCTTCAGTTTCAGTCGTTGATGTTTGAGAGAAAGAAGTAGCTTGTACTACACGAGAACCAGCTTGCTCTGCAATAGCTGCCATTTCTTCCATCGTACCATAGAAATCACTAACATCAGCATCGATGTTCAAACCACTTAACAAAGCTTCAATGTCAGCTGCAGTTGCACCTGCGGCAACCTTTGCTTCAATTAAAGACCATAGCATTGGCATATTGTCTAAATCAATATAAGCACCATCATTAAATGCATTTAATTCAGCCATTAAGCCATCAAGTGTAATTCCATCAATACCTTCAATCTATAATTTTATAAAAGCCTCTCTAATTCTATCAATAGCTTCAACACTACCGTTTGCAGCTGCTTCGAAATCTGCTGGATTAATTGCTGCCATTAAATCTGCATCAATTAAATCTTCTGTAGTGCCAAGCAAACCTGCCAAAGAAGTTCTTAAAGATCTAGCAGATTTTTCATTTAATAGGTTAGCTTTTTCTAAAGGAGTTGAAGCTTTTCTTGCTGCTTTTAAAACATCTATATAATCATCATAATTATCATAAATATCAGTAATAGCTTCGTTAAGTTCCATATAACGAACAGTAGCATCTTTAACAGCTTCTTCATTGTCTTTTAAAGCTTCTGTGCCTGCTTCACCAGCATCTGCCATTTCACGGAAAGCATCTGCTACATCATTAGCGGCTTCTACATCTAACCCTTCAGCCTCAAATTCCACATCCATTACGGATTCAATTGCTTTATTATATGCTTCAGCATTAATTAATCCTTCGCGAAGCATATCATTTAAATCTCCAACTGTAGTTGCAGACATAGCATATGCATCCATATTACGTTGGATTTCTGCATCAAACCCTTCAGTTACTTGAGATAAATTATCCCATTGCCAAGCATTTTCTTCAAGTTCGTTGCGAATTTCTCTTAATTGACGTTGGGTTAATTGTCTACCAGCTTCAATCTCTTGAATATAGCTATCAAGATTTTCTAAATCAGAACCAATTGCTTTTAAGAAAGTTAATTGATCTCCTAATTTATCATTATCTTGTTTAATCATACCTATCATATTAGTATCCATTGTAGCAATAGAATCCTTATCATAGGTACTATTTTGTAAATTATTTACATCTGCTTTTTGACCGCGTAAAGCGTCAATATTATTTTGGAATTGTTCTAAAGTTTTAGCATTAACAACATCATAGAATTCTTTTGCATCAGCAGTTAATTTATAAGACCCATCTGCCATTTGAACAAAATAGTCAGACATATTAATGCCCATAGTTTTAAGATTATCATAATCTTCACTAGAAATAGTATCTCCAGTTTTAAGATCATCAATAATCTCATGAGCAGTTTTATAAATATCGGCCGCACCGTCAAAACCAATGTTTTGACCCTCTTGCATTAAGTCTATTAAGTTTTCTAGCTCATTAGCAAAACCATCAGTTTCAATGCCTGCGTCTTCTAAAATTGCAGTTAAATCTTCAATATTAGTAGTTTGCCAATCAACATTTGCTAAGATTGCAGCCATTTTTCCAGCATCTTGACCAGACTTCTCAAACATTACATTTAAACTATTCTATAGAGAATCTAAACCTTCAACTCCACCCTTGGCGAAAGCATCTTGGAAGAGATCTGCCATTTGATTAGTTTGTTCTAAAGTCAAATCATCAAAAATACCAGAATCCATAGAATTTTTAAATGCTTTTTTTGCAGTGCTAGTTAAATGTTTACCAACATCATCCCAAGCATCTTCACCATCTTCAATGGCCTATTCAATTCCTGCCTATAAAGCTTCTATGGAATCATACCCCAAAGCCTTTAATTCAGCTTCATCAATAACACCATCAGCACCACCAAAAGCTTCATTTAAATAAGCAGTTTTATCTTCTGCTGATTCATATTCATTTTTTAAATCATCAAACTCAGCTCTAGTTGATTTTTCAACATTTTCATAAGCGATAATATTTTTTAATGCCTAAGCAGCTTCATTACCAGAATTATTTAATTCATTAAATATTCCTAGTAATACATTTGCTGAATCAGCTAATAAATTATTTGCTTCTGCAGCTGCAACTGCCGCAGCCATTGTAGCCAAATCAACATTAGCTTCTTGCTTCTTACCCTCTTCATCATAATACTCATAGTCAACAGTATTATCTTTTCTAAAATTGGTGGCTTTAATTCCTCTTAGTTCGTCTAAGCCAGAAGCCTCTAAATATTTATTCCATAAATCTTTAGCATCTTCAGTTCCAGCTCCTACCCAATTGGCAATATCAACTTCTTGATATTTTTTTAAATTATCTTGATATAATTTATTATATATTTCTCCACTTGCTGCATATAATTCTTCACTATCTTGAGACTTTGCAAAACGCTCATCTTGACTCAAAATAGAGGTTGCGGCTAACTCAGCGGCGACTTCCATTTCTTCTGCAGCCTGATGGGTAGCACGAACAATTTCTTTTAAAGAATTAATATATTCTTCATTAGCAGTATCAATGCCTAATTTTTGAAGTTCTACAGAATCAAAAGCAGCTTCTCCCATTTCATCATAAAGAGCTACTAAATCATCAATTTGTTTTTGTTGTGCTTCATTACTAGCTTTATTTATAAGAGCAGTATCAATAGCTCCAACAACTCCACCCGTTAATGCACCTGCTAAAACTGCTGGAGCATTACCAGTAATCATCATTGCAGCCATTCCTGTGACCATACCTTCAACTACGCCCTACCAAATAGATTTATCATCAGTTCGAGTAAGTTTAGTTTGATCTGCCTCAGCTTTTAAACGACTAGCATTTGCATTTGCCATTGTACTTGCAGCATATGCTTCTTGAACTTTTCCATATTGATTTTCTTTAGCCGCATCAATTGATTCTTGTTTAATAATGATTTCTCCACCGACAATATCGTAATCTTCTCCACGAATCAAATTACCAGCTTTAATTAATTGTAAAGCTGCTTCATTCGCTCCGTTTAAGGCATCTCGATATGCTTCAGTACCCTTAGTTAAATTATCAAGACTGTCTCTAGCACTTTGATAATTTTCCATAGCAGAAATCATATCTTCATAAGATTTCTTAGTTTCTTCATATGCTTCTTTCAAATTATTTGCTGCTTCAGCAGCTTTGTTAGCAGCAATAGCATCTTTATTATATTCATCAGATAAATATTTTACTCCAGCTGCTAATGCAGTAATTACTAACGTCAAGCCTGCAACTACTAATGCAATAGGCCATAAAGCTGCCCACAATGCTCCAACACCACCTGCAGCAACTTTTGCAGAAATAGCAACACCATCAAAACCTGCTGCTGCAACAATAGAAGAAGAAACACTACCTAACATTGCAAGATTGTTTCCAGTAAAAGCAGTTGTAACCATTGGAATAACCATTCCAAGAGATGTAAAAGTGGAAAGTAATTTCTCTCCAAAACTCATATCTTCATTATTCCAAGTATCAATTAATCCTTTTACTACATTAATACTCATAGCAATATTACTAATTGTATTTGCAACTGCCATAAATTTCTGGCCGACAGTTGGTGGAGGACCTTGCATTCCACTAATAGCTTCTGCCGCAGCATCTCCATTAACTTTTATATTTTTTAATTTTTCTGCTAAATCCGCAGTAACAATACCTTGCTGTCTCCAAGATTCAATTAACTAATCAAGAATTGCATCAACTTGAGTGCCATCCATTCCCATTCCAGTTAAAGAATTTTTAACAGTTTCTGCAGTATTTAAAGCTTCCAATGCAAGATCATCTAAATTGCTTTCAATTGCATTTAAAGTAACTACTACGCTATCTCCGTTATTTAAAGAGTGTAAAATGGCATCAAAATGTGAAATATCAAGGCCTGCCGCTTTAGCCTAATTACTCATTTCAGTCAGTTCTTTAATTATTGTTGCACTATCTAAACCTTTATTTTGTAATTGTTTTAATTTCAAAAAAACATCATACAAAGAAGAATACTACATCTAAGCTTTTTGAGCTTCATCAATCTGAGGTTTTAAAGTTGTTTTAAAATCAACTTTTTTGTCTTCAGGATTTTTTGTATTTTGCTTCTAAACAGCATATCTTAATTGCATCTCATTTTCTCGAGTCTACTGTTCAGCTGCCTCTAAAGATTTTGCAGCAAGAATTGCTTGCTCTCCATATGCTTCATTTGCTTGTAATAAATATTGAACTTGCTTTTGATTTTCTTCTGAAAGCATCTAACCTTGAGCAGTTAATTCTTTTTGTTTTGCTAATACTACATCTGTTAAAGAAGCATATTCACTGAAAGCAATTTGAGATGCAGAATTTATAGGACCAGTGTCTACATTATCTGCATACATTGTTTTTAAAGAATTTTTTGCTTGCTCTCTAAGCTCCATTAAAGACTAAACGCCCTCTTTAGAGCGCAATTTAATATTATATCCCCAATCATCAATCGCTTTTGCCATATCTTTACCAAACATTTTAATCATGAGGCTAGATGCAACAGTAAGTACTCCAGGTAATCCACCAAGAGTGTCGATAGTATCAGAGATAATATTTAAGAAACCTGCAAAACCATTATTTAAATCAATAAAAAATTCATCGTTCAATAATTGGTTATAAATTTCTTCTGCCGCTGCAGTAACTCTATCTTTTGCAGCTTCCCAAGATTCTGCATAAATATCTGCTTGTTCTTGTAAAGTGCCAGTGGCATTATAAGCAGTATTTAAGTTAGCTGTCATACTATCAGAATCTCCAGCATTCCAGTTATCCATTAAAGCAATTAGCTAAGTATATTGACGAACGCCAGCAACAGTCTATGCTAAAGCAATTTGTTGATCCTTCGCTAAAGTTCCCCATTTTTCAGCCATTTCATTTAGAATGTTATCCATCTTTTTGATTTCGCCATTCTACTCAAAAATGCTAATTCCAATTTTTGATAAAGCTTCTGAATATTTATTTAAAGAAGTTCCATCTTCAAGAGTTTCACCTAAATTTAAACCTTGAATACGTGCAAAAATAGTTTTTAATGCAGTACCAACAACTTCTTCACTTTGACGAGTGTTAGAAGTAATAGTTGCTAATGCAGAAGCAGCATATTCATAACTTAAACCAATAGTCTAACCAATTGCCGCAAACTTTTCTAAACCGCCTGCAATTTCATCAGTACTAGATGCAGTTGCTGCACCAAGAGCAGTCATAACATCAGCATAATATTCCAAAGATTTGGAACCGTCATAGAAGTTATTCCAAACAGCAGTTAATTGATCAGAAATTTTCTAAGCACTTTCACCTGCGGCATTTGCCATTTTTACAGTTACTTCTGTTCTCTTGGCAACTTCTTCATCACTTAAACCCTATTGATAAAAAATCAAAGAAGCGTTAGTATATTCTGTAGTAGTTGTGCTTAAAGCCTAAGCTGCCGCATTAGCTTCTTTTGCAAATCGTGACATTTCATCAATATTTGCTCCAGTAACAATACGAATATTATTTAAAGATTCATTTAAATCTTGCGCGTAACCATAGGCAGATTGTACCGCTCCCATAAAACCATGTAACATACTAGAAGACAATTGCCATCTAGCAGTATTCATAAGAGAAGTTTTAAATTCTTTTAATACACTATTTGTTCTTTTTAAAGGAACTTCAGCGTTAATAATTGCTTTTGCTAATTTAGCAAAAGCTTGATCTCCCTATGGACCTAAAGAACTTAGAGTTCTGGCATAATCAGAAATTTTTGTTTGTCCCTAACTTAAGCTCTGATTAAATTTACCTAAATCTAAACCACCAGATGCATTTTTAGAAGACTCTAACATTGCCTATAATTTAGCGACTTCATTAGTTGCCTAAGCTATATCTTTAGTAATACCAAGGCCTGTGGTATTTTTACTTGCAGTAGTCATTAAATTATTTAAAGCACTTTGTAAATCTTGGATTTGCTGTTTAGCTTGTGTATTACTTGCCGTAAATCGCAAATCTACATTTAACTGTTTAGCCATTTAAAATACTCCTTTCTCTCCAATTTTTATTTTGCAAAATAAAAATAAGCCGGTTAGATTGAAATAATCTAACCGGCGATTATTCCTAAATAGATTGAAAATCTAGATAGGTTAATAAATGTAATTAGCCCAATTTAGCCAATACATCCTTTAATAAAGCCATATTATTTGGATCAGCTAACTTACTCTGAATTTCAGTTGCATCTAAATTTAAATTACTATAATCTGCAGTAATATTTTCTAAAATACCCATAGCAGAATTACGATAATTATAAATACTTTTAATAGTATCCCAAATACTTCCTTCCAATTCCTCTAAATCTTCAGTACAAATATGACTAGTAATATCATTATATAAACCGGTACTTACTAATAAATCATACAATTTAAAAGGATCTTCTTTCTGCTTTGGAGTGAAAGTTAAATTAGTATAAGTATATACCATTTCTAAAGTAGTATATAACTTTACTCTCATAGGATTATAGAAACCATTATCATCAGTAGACTGATTAATAATACGAGAAACTAAATCCATTTTTTCTTTAATAGGAAGATAGTTTTTTACTTCATACTGGATAACTTCTCCCTTTGAATTTTCGTGACACATAACAAAATCACGAGAATTGATTTTCATATCAAGTTTAGAAAATGGAATTTTTGCCATTTATAAACACTCCTTTATCTCTTTTTATATATTATATCAAAAAAATTTGAGCGAGTCAAATTTTAATTTCCTTTGGTAATACCAACCTTACGCTTATCAGTCATAGTCTTATCGCCTTCTAGAACAACATTACCTTGAATTAAAGCAATATAATTTTCAGTTTTTAATAGCTGTTCCATTCTTTTAGAGAATGTCATAAAGCCGTAAGGAGTTAAAACATACTGGTTGCCCTCTTCTGATAAATGTAAAACTTTATGCATAACAGTAGCAAGACCGTAATTTGCTAAGGCATTGTAGTCAGGACTGCTATCTTTTACAACCCAAGGCTATTTTTCATTTTCAGCATCATTTAAAGTACTCAATAACTAAAAAGTTCTTCGTACTGATATATCTAAATTATCTTCACCATATTCGCCAATAGAAACACTTGTAGAAGCATTCTAGTTCCATGGCAACTGATTCTTACCAGACTTAGCCTGAATATTAATAGATTGTAAATTAGTAAGTACGTCATAAGTCTCATCTGTGATTGAAATCTATTTATTTTGACCATTGGCGGCTTCTATATCCTAAAATAATTTAGACAAAGGAGCTTTTATATATTTATCAGATCCTACTGGACGATATTCAACCTCTATATCATTTAAAATATCTGGACTAGTAATATCAAAAGCAATTAAGTCTTGAATTAACTAACCTCTATGTCTACCTTTTCTACCATCTGTATTTAAATAAACACTACCTAAACGAATACTTTCAATATTTGGGATCTTTAATTTTCTAAAAAAAGCAACACCTAATTCTTCTAATGTATCACCCTTCATTTGATTTACATTTTTTAAAAATTCATTTACAACACCACTATCAAATGAAGTAATGCCGCAAGCATTTAATGCAGTTTGAACTTTTTCAAGAGTTGCTCCCATTACAGTTTGATTTCCAAATTCATTTACAGAAGAAATGTTTAATTCAGTCATTAATTCAGTTAATGATTTTTCTAAGGCTTTTAAAGCATTTTGTAAATATTTCCATGCATTTTGACTTTTCTATTCATCTTTACTTGCCCAATAAAATCTATTCATTGTCGTGACAAAGTGCTCTATCATTTCATTGATTCTATCTGCTTCGTCTCCTTCAAATGAATCTATTACAGTTTGAAAATTTTCTTTACCCAAACCATCTAAGTTTTTAAATTTAGAATCCATTATTGCATTTTCACATTCACGAATTTTTGCAATCTAATAGTTTCTAATTGCAGTGTTATCTGGCACTGAAACTTGGTTTAATAAAGAATACTATGGAGTTCCGCTATAAGGGTCCCAAAAAGGATTTTTATCGGCATATCCTTCAATAATATTTCTTCTAGCAAATTCACTACCAATACCCATTATTTTCTCCTTTCTCTCCGGATAAAACAAAAAAGGGGAGAGATAATTTCTTATCTCTCCCCTAAAAAGTTATTTAATTGTAAATTACATCAAATACTTCTCGTGAGCAGGATCGTGAGAAGTACGAGTACGTGCTCCGACTTCAGCAGCGTTACCAGTCTGGATGATCTGGATAGCAGCTAGAACCTTCTTAGTAGGATCGAAGCGAGTGTAGTCTGGGAATGCGTCCATGGTGAAGGTGAAAGTAGATGGATCACCAGAAGAAGCCATGGTGAAAGTGAAGTTAGACTGAATCTTGCAGTTAGGAATGATGAACTCAGCAGGCATATCAACACCGTTAGTATCACGGAATAGAGTAGAAGCCTCTAAGTAGTAGTTACCACCGAACTTGTCGGGAGTAATCTCAATCTGCTGTGCGGCAGATGCGTGTTCAACATAATAGTCGACCAATACGACATCTTCGTTAGCAAATACATTTACTTCATCAAAACCAGGGTTAGCTTCACGAGAAGGTCTTGCGCCAGTGACAGCGGCACCATTCAATACAATCATCCAACCATCGGCCTCGTCTTCAGAAGTACCATCAGCCATAGGTGCATACCAATCGCTCTCTTCATCAAAGACAACAGCGGTAACAGCATTGTGATCAGGAATATATGGTTCAGTAGCAACTTCGCCATTATCTAACTTCATAACATAAATTAAATCTTCATGAGCACCAACTAAAGCACCATCAGCATTCATTTTACCAACGTAAGGCTTTTGAGTCAAAACAATCTGAACTTCAGTACCTTCAACTCTAACCTTATTAGTCTGCTCAGTAGTGTGAACCTTTAGAGTGTTCTTAGAAGTAGCCTCAACCAAGCCAGCACCAGATAGAATCATGAAGCCAGCGGGAGAGATCAATGCATCTTCCATAGTGAAAGTAACAGTTCTCTCACCTTCCCAAGCGATTAGACGAGAGTTACCACGACCGCCCTGTGCGTAAGAAGTAGTAGCAGTACCTTCCATGCTGGAAGTCTTCAAAGTGTCGAAATAAATAACAGGCTCATTCTTATAGAAGACTTTATTACCAACCTTCTGAGCGGCCTTTGCCTTTAGAACGACATCACAAATTTCGCGAACGCCAAATTTCATAGGTAGTATCCTCCTTAAAAATATTAGTGGATATTTTTCATCCAGTTATCCGGCTAAGAATCCGGCTTTGCGCCAGCCAACCGAGACCGAATATCCATATCCCAATTAATATATAGCATATATCTTTCAACTAAATCGTATAATTGGAACATGGTCAATTCAGTCGCGTCTTGTAGAGACATTGAATGTAGTCCTACAGTAATGATTGAAAGATATTGGCTAAATATACTTGTGTTAGTTTCGCCCTTTTGAGCCGCAACTCTCTAACGTCCTCGCATAAGTTTTTCAGCGATCTCTCTCGCTTTAGCATCTGCGGGATTGAAAGTTGTCTGATCCATAGGGCCAGTTTTTAAACAGCAAATAGTTGATATAGCATTTTGTAAAAATTCAAAGTTAGTTTCATCAATTTGAATATTTGCTGAGCCATCACTTAATAGCACAGAGCGTGGTGTCATCAGCAATCTATGTTTTGGAAAAAACAAAGAACAAACTTGCTAAACAGCTCTTTTTTTATCTGCCGCTTCTTTTTCTGACATTATCGTCATAAATATCTAAAAGTTGCTCGTATTGAGTAAATCACTTTCGTCCTTTACAAACATAGATTTATTCAAACACAAACATTGAACTCCTGAGAAAAAATCTGTCTCCCCAATATATGCAATTTCTTTTATTTGAGGCTAATGAACTGTAATCTATAATTCTGGAACTGGATAATCAGCTCCACACATTAGAGCTAATCTAGTATCCATAATTATTTATCCTCATTAAAAATTGCATTAAAGTTCTCAATAAATGCCTCTTCATCCATTGGATTCGGCATAAATTTTTTATCTTCTTCTCCATGGATTGCTCTAAAAGTAATACATAAACCAGCATATTCATCGGTAAGTAAAATTTGATTAGCACCATTAAATTCTAATTTACCAATGCCAGTTAAATGCTATTCACTAAACATAGAATCTAATTCTGCTGCAATTTTATATGGACGCAATTCAAAATCTTTCATATGCCATTGATCATAATGACAAATAATATCAAATTCAATAATATTATCTCTAAATTCTGGATTAGTACGATTTGGTACAAAATTATCAAAACTAACGATAATATAATTTAATACAGAATGATCTATATATAATTTTGGAACAATTTTTATTTGCTCTCCAAATAAACTATTGGTCTACATTTTAGTTAGTTTTGGTCTATCTAAACAATCCTTGGTTGTGTAATAAAGCATTTTCTTTAAACGATCATTTTTCATAATCATCTAAACAATAATACCCATATCCTTTTCTAAAGCTAAAAAACTAGACTTAGGATATGTATAAGTTTCAATTTTCATATAAACACTCCTTTTACTCTTAGTTCTTAAAATAGAGATTCTACTACAATAGTCTTACTATATTTTGAATATCTCAATTCAAACTAACCGCTGAATGATCCTTCCCAGGTAACTACTACTATACGAGGATCATCTTTATCAATATCTAAGGTCACAGGATATTTTTTATCCACTTCCCAGACTGCTCCAATATTACCATCAAATTTAAACACAGCAGGTTGTCTAATTTTAATGAAGGTATCACCAATAATCTTACCACCAGCTACATTTGGATCTGGAATTTCTTCAATTAATCCATCTACAACACCATTTTCAACATCATCTTCAAATTCATTTGCATAATATTCAACTGCGGCAATCTCTAAAATACCAGGAGTAGAAATCCAATCAAGAGCTTCAACACGCCAACAAGTATCATCATTCTACAAATAAAATTTAGAATAACGTTTGAAATAATTTTTTGTATCTTCATTTAATGGTAAATAAAGATTCAGCGAAAGATTAGGAGTATCAACACTTATTCCATGCTTTTGAATATAATTGATTTTCGTTTCAACGGGACCTCTAACAGCCGCATAAGTTTTATGCTTACCGTTTTCATCTTCCCAAGCAATTTCATAACGGCATCTTCTTATATCTCCACGAAAATAAGCTAATTCAGTTAAATCTTGTAATTGTACAATCCAATAAGTTCCTGTACCAACCCACTCAAAAACCGTTCCAGGAGCAAAGTTATATTCATAGCCCACTGAAATAATTTTATCATCATAATCCATTTTCAACTTATTCGGATTGATAAGTGCGCGGATCGGCGTCCGATCGCTCGCATCTACAGGAATAACTTTTGCACCTTGATAAGAATACCAAACCGCATGGTCTAAAGAACGACGTTTATCTTTAATCATTCGCTCTTGCTATAGATTACCGCCAGCTTGTCCCATACGAGCTGATTGATGAAGAACTCCATCAACCCCACTCTTCTTTGGATCAAACTTTCTTTTATCATAAACTCCTAATCGGCCTTTCATCAATCTAAAAGGGATTTGACTACTTAAATCATAACCTGATGCCATGGTTTAGCTCCTACAATAAACTAATGCATTCAAACACAGTTTTGCGATATAGCTCAAATTCTGTTTCCTAGGTCTTTAATCCCTCTAATTTACATAACATCTGTAAAAATTGCGGGCCTGTAAAAATTTCATTCAGTCCCGCAATCTCAATAGTTACTGTATCTAATTGTTTCAGCCAATCTTCTTCGTGTTCGCGCATTGGAATTAGCTTCCATAATTGGTTGGTTAAGCGACGAACATTTACTTCAATATCATACACACGAAATTCAAAACCATACTTAGTAATCAAGAGCACTAGTCTCCATTAAACTGCCCCAGTTGGAGGCATATTTACCATCGGCCGTAAATTTACGACGCTTATATAGTCTTTGCATATGGAAAGAATCTCTTCGACTCTCTTCTAACAAAGCTAATAACTTAGATAAATGATTAGCTTGAGAAGTCATTTTAAAATCGCTTCCACTATATTTCATACGAGTATTTTCAATTGAAGTTACTTGACGCTGAACCCAACCTTGTTTCATTAAAAGCGCCAAGATATTAATTTCCTCAGCAGTAAGTTCAACATTAAAATGTGAATTATCTACTAGGACTTTAGGAGTTTCTAATAATTCTCCATCTAAATTACCCCAGATAGTACCTAAAATAAATTCATCAGGGGTTACATCACTTTCCAGCTTTTCTGTCAAATTAAGAGTATAATCATAAAGATTTTGTCTAGGAAATTCAAAACCCGGAATTGCATTAAGCAAAAGATTTTGTAAATCTCTTAATGTATCTTCTGGAGTGAGCTCTAGATAGAGGTCATCGGTAACTTGTCCAAGAAAGCGATTATAGACAGACGAAAATAATGTCATATAATTGCCTCCTTATATTTTATTATTCAGTAGCTTTATCAGCTGCTGGCTCTGTCTTAATAATATTGTACTTAGGAGTAGTGGTACGACGACCAGGAGCGACTTCCTCAGTCTTCACTCTACGCTCAGTCTGCTTTAGGATGGTATTTCCACCATTCTCGTCTTCCTTCTCAGCTTCTCTGTTCTTTAGAGCAGCATCGACATCAAGACCAGTCTTATCTTTCAAAGCCTTTCTCTTACCCAAATCCATTAGAGGAATTTCCAAGCTCAACTTCTTGATCAAATCAATAACTCCAGCTGGAGCAAAATCAAGAGCATCTAAGAAAGCATCTAAAGAACCAGTTCTAATCAAAGCAGCAACATCTGCTTCGCTCATATGATACTCAGGCTCAGTACGAATATTCAAATTTCTTAGAGCAACTTCGTCTTGAATCTGAAGGAACTGGGAAAGAATAACCATACCACCAGGCTGATAAGTTAGCTTTTCCAATTCAACATCGCTAACTTTCTTTACTTCGCCGGGAGCAAAACTTCTGCGGATTCCGTCTTCTGGAATCTTATAGGTGACCCAACTAGCACCTCTGTTCTTTACATTAAAAATAGCCATTGTATTATCTCCTTTTTCTCATAATAAAAAATAGGGGGAAGTGGGGATATCCCCTCTTCCCCCTCTAAACTAATTATTTTATATTAAATTAAACCTTTGGGAACTCGTAGTTAGGATTGTAAGTGGACTCAGCATAAGCCTTAACTTCACTTACATAAGCAGTGCTATCCCAAACAGAGCCAGCAATATCCATCTGACCCAACAAGCTAGCATCAGCGTAAGCGCAGATGTTGTTAGCCAACATAGCTAGAACGCCGACCTTCTTATAGACGTGAATATCACGAGAACGGTCATAGTTATTGAACTCGTCAACAATGGTATTACCCTCGAAAGCAATCTTCACAGGCTTGGTGTCAGCACCAGCGGGGATGATGTAGCAGTAACCAGGATTGATTACCTTGCGCATATTGGTCTCATCCTCTAAGCCCTGGGGTAGAATAACAACCTTACGTCCCTTGTAAGTAGCCAAGTGACCAGTATCCCACAACTGCTGCTTCATGGACTCAGTGTATCTCCAACCCTCGGTAGGAACCATCTTTACGGCAAACTCGTAAGTGCAGTAAATGGTAGGCTCACCGTAAGCAGAAGCGATAACCAACAAGCGATCGAATTCCTGCTCGTCGAAACCATTAACAACAGCGATATTAGCAGGAGGCAACTGATTGATAGAAGCAGCTAGTGCATGACCAACTTCCTTCATGATCAACTCGTTCATGCCTTCCATGACGATATTAGTTACTTCAGCGAAGTCAACACGTCCATCCAAGAACTCTTCGAAGCCGATCTGAGCAGCTCCACCGATGGCGCTAGTGCGGACTTCGAAGCTCTCTTCTTCACTAGGACCTAGCTTGAAGACTTCGTAAATACCTGCTAGACCAACGCGAGTTACGAACTGCTTAGCGCGCT